TTTAGATATTTTCTCGAAATCGATCCCGGCGAGGATCGACTGGATGGAGTTCTGCACCTCTTGCTCCGGGGTTCCCGGCATTTCAGGTGCTTCGTTGTTGGTATTGTTATTATCGTTATTCATGTATTTGGTTTTCTCGTTTCTCTAGCATTGCGTCAGCGTCTTGGAATGACAGGTCTGCCACCAGTCGCGAATCTGCTTGGGAATACTTATCACTTGCTCTGTAGCCCTGCAAGGCAGAACCTGCAAACCAGTCACGCATGGACATCCCAGAGTTGCTTCGCACCGGAGGATTGGTCCCTCCGGGGAATGGGAATGCTGGATGATTTTTAGGCCGCGCCATGTCGCAAAAATGAGGCAAGGTGCGGCTTTGTCAAATCACGGGGGCTTATCGTCTCCAGACCTTGATTTTTCCTAGCGTTTCGACCAATTGCCAGTCGGTGATTTTGTCTCCATGCGTCGATGTAACAACGGGAGTCTTCTCTGATCGTGTAGCACAATACCAGTTGTCATCAGTAGTCACAATTTTGCGTGACCATGTGCATGGTTGGTAATACTCGATGTCATCGATGTCCCAACCAAGGTGAGTCGCGAGTGCTTCTTTGTTGCTCATTTTTCTTGCTCCCGGATTGCAAGTAGATGTTCAAAAAGATAATTCTCTACTTCTGCTAATGCTTTTATTTGTTCGCAACGGTGGACTCTTGCTTTTGTGAAAGCATCTGGTCCTTGTACCCAATAATCACGGGCGTTGAATTCAATCTTGCCTATTGCCTCCTGCGCGGCTCGCACGGCATCGTATGCCGCCTCGTAGCCTGCCCAGAGGTCTTTGACAGAGGTTCCGTTCAGGTGGACTGTGGGTGGTGTGATGTTCATTTCTTAATTACATTTGATTTTTTTGTGTCTGCCTTGACTTCAGAAAAAGTGTCGTATCCACGCACCCCCTCTTTGTCTCCGTTTGCAAAGTGCCACCCGTTTTTCAGGGTGACTACAATGCTGTTTCCGATTGATCGCTCGTCATCGATGAAAGCAATCCATTCGCGAGTCGATAGAATTTTGTTGATGTTCATAACGCCAACCACAATACCAAATCCGCTTGGGTTATCAATGATTATTTTTTATCTGTTGTGTCATAGTAAAAACATTTTTGCTTGACGCTTGATCGAAAACCCAAGCAGTCCGCAGACCCGCATAAACACTAGCTTCGCGGGGTTGCAGGAGAGGGAATCGAACCCTCAACTTCAGGTTATGGGCCTGACGAGATACCGTTTCTCTATCCTGCGGAAATTACTTTTTCTTGCGAGTCGCCGCCGCTTTTTTTGCCCTCGCCTTGCGTTGCACAGAGTAGGCAATTGCGGCGGCTTGCGCTGGCTTTTTGCCTGCCCGAATTTCAGTCGCAATGTTGCGGTCAAAACAATTTTGGGAAGCACATTTTCGGAGAGGCATATTACTTTTTCTTTTTACCAGATTTCTCGACCTGTTGCAAAAGTGCATTCTGCATTCCTACTGCTGTGTCATAGTCAGTAGCGTAAATGTCGGTGCGGGGTGTGTATTGCCCTTCAAAATTTGGATCAAGCACCATCATCACAACATCAGGTTCTCCTTCATTAAATTCTTGGAATGTTTGTTTATTCCATCCTTCAGGCGAAAACTCATCGTTCCAAGGAATTCTTGACGCTTCAACAAATCCATGCTCTCCATAAAGCCTCGGAAGAATTGTATCAAAAGCATCTAATTTTTTTCCTCCAGCCGAAATTGCCGCTTCCAATATACTTCTACTGCTACCCTTTTCCATGCTGAAAACAGAAACAATGTCTCCGTCAGGTTTAACAGCAAATCCAGATTTTCCAGATTCTGACATGAATAATTTCATGCCTTGGTAATCTTCGACTGGATATACATTAACTGCCGCACCAAATTTTGCCTCATCCTTGCTTTGTTGAAGAGTATCTGCAAATTTCTGTGCTGATGGTTTGTCAGTCGAGTCAAGTTCTAAAAATCTAACAACTGGCAGTTCATTATTCCTGAACATGGTTGCCAGTTTTCTCCCCGGCTTCCATTCGGAAATATATTTTATTCCAAGATTCTTTTTAGATTTAGGTTTTAAAACCCGTAACTCTCCACCATCTCCATCGCTTTTTCTCGCGTAAGTCCAGAGTGCCTTTGCATTGCCCACTCGATTGCGTCTTGCTGTTGAGGCGGCGACATAGTGCTTGAACTTTTGTTTTTCTTTTGAGTCAGTAAACCCTCCAGCACTTTCCTGCTCCCCGGATTGATCTCCACCCCGTCCTTCAGTTGTAGATCGTGTAGTTGTTGTGCGGTCATTTTTTACTTTTTCTATTGCTTGTTGAATTCGTTTTTCAGAAACGCCTTTTTTACGAGCAACTCCGATTGCGGCATTGGCGTAATCTGGGGCTTCCTCGTCCTCATAGCCCTCGGCATCTGATTCGTCAAGATTTTCCTGATCGTCCTTTACCTTGGCAGTCTCATAAAGACGCTTTTCAGCATACCACAGAACTGCCTGCAAGTCTGCCATAGTTAACCCCGCATATTTCGGATCGGACTTCAAATCATCCAACATCAATCCAAAAATTTCTCGTATGAAATTTCGTTCAGCAGGACTTGCCGGGGCTTCCTTCTGACCATCGAGGTATTTTGCAAGACCATTCCCGGACTTCCTTAATTCCTCCCCGGTTTCAGTCTTGTTCATCACCTCGCGCAATTCAGGTTTCATCGACGCCTTTTGAATTGCGGTCGCCAACTCCTCGACGCTCATCTCCGAAATGTCTCTACCAAGCATTTCATCGAATCGCGCCATATCATCATCAGTCAGTTTATTGACTGCTTCCATCGTTCTGGTTGCCGCTTGCTCGGTCAGTTCCGGGTTTAATTCAATCAATGTCCCGGTCCACCTTCCCCAAGTGCGGATCAACCATCGATCCATCGTCAACGCATCGAACAAACCATAGAGGTTGCTGAAGAATCCATTTCCAATCTTGGGTCCAAGAATCGATGATCCGCGAACAAGTGTGTCAGCGTATTCGCCTCCCGGTTTAACATCTTTTTTGCTTGCCTTGTTGACAACTCCAAGCCGCGAGATTTCTTGAACCGTAAATTCGGTCTGCATGAATTTACGAGTATTATCGATGCCCCACTCATTTGTTAACTGGTTAAATAATCCAAGACTCTGGTTAATGGCTTTCTGTGCTTGTCCAGCCTGAATGTTGGTAGGCATTTTCCCGGTTTTGCGGTATGCCCGATAAACTCCTTCCGCCAATTCAAAATTCTTATCGACCTTGAGTCCGTTAGATGTAACTGCCAATGCCCATGTGAATGCGAATCGCGCATTCTCGTCTGTGGCGATTTCAGGGAAAAGAAGCGACATGACTTCAAGTGCCTGCTTGGTCTTCTCATCATACCATCCGATTGCATTTGGATTTTGTTCTAATGCAATCAAAGCGTCTTTCAAACCGACACGGGACAGATATTCGATTGTCTCCAGAGTTCGTTCAGAAACTTTGACTCCAGCTTTTTCCGCCGCTTCAAGGACTCGTTGTTGAATATCTAATTTGAAGTCCCGGCCTTTTTTCCAAGGTTTGCTGTTAGCTACCCGGATAGCATTGGATATCACCGATTGCTCATCCACGAACTCTGGAACTTCAATTCCAGTTGATACCAATTCTTTGTCAGAAACTTCTTCCTCTGGTTCAACTTTAGCTACTGGTATTTCCTGTGGTTTTTGAACAACTGTTTCTTTTGGCTTTTCAGGTTGCACAACCGGAGTGCCTCCCTGCAACGCCTGCTTCAGAATTGCCATCTCGCCGCCTTGAGCGTTAAATATAATCTCTGGCAAATTTGATTCTGGAGGCATTGCTTGAGATGCAGGAATAGGAGGTTCCACATCGCGCAAAGGCGGGATCATGTCGCTGATCCTGCGGTATTGCGTAGGCAGTTCGATGCCTTGCAAGCCTTCTGGTTCTGCGCCTTGTTCAGCAGGCATGAAACGAATGTCAGGAGAAGTTGTCTGGAACCTCTGCGATAGGGGTATCAGATTGCCTGCATCGTCGTATGTGAATGGGTCTGCGGATTTTGCTTGTTGAGGATTAAATATTACATATGAAGTTGATCCTTCATCTTCAAATTCATTTTTATATTTTAAACCATCGTATCCTTCTTCTTTTGATTTTATAATAATATCATTCCAGTTATCACCTTGATCTTTAACTGTTTTCAAGTTATTAAAAAACAAATATGTTTTTGTCAAATTACCAAGATCATTATAATCATAATCTTGATACATCCACATTTCTGCTATTGCGTTATTGGCATCCTTTTCTGCTGATTGTTTTGTAGAAAAACCATCTAAACTTTCGTTTGTATTTGTTTTCCAATACCACAATCCGTTTTCTTCAAAAATCTCTAACGATCTGCGTTCGTCTTCCGGTTGTTTGTCGAATGCCCTTTGTATAGACGCTTCTTTTGATCCAAAATGCATTCCTTTTTTTGTTTTGGGAATAGGATCATAAGAAGGATCAAATGATCCAAAATGCCACGCTTCAATGCCCCCTGCATTTTTTGCAATATTTTCAACAATAGCGATTGCCTCCGCTTCAGCTTTCTTGTCACCTGCTTTGGCTTTTGCTTCAAGGTCTGCAAAGCGAGTGTCAACTTCCGCAGGCATGAATTGAATCTGTCCTGCGCTAACAACATTTGCCATCTCTGGCGTGATGTTTACTCGCCAGATTGGTGCAGTTTTTTCACGAACATTAATAATTTCAGGAACTGCATTTGGAGTTCTGGTAAATTGAGTAAATGTGCTTGGTTTTTCTATAACGATTTCTGACTTCTCAACCTTGCCGCCCATCTTGGCAACATACTTGCCGATCTCTTTTGGCAGGATCGTGTCGTAAAAGCCTTTCATGCCTTCGCCGCCAACTGTGAGGTCTGCGTTTTCGATGGTCACATACGGCCCATACTTCGGATCGTGGGTTTTCGATTTGTCGGCAATCTTTTGAGCCACCTCTTTTCCAACATACTCTTCAAGTCCATCAAGCGGCACAGTCTTGTCTAAAACTTTTTCACTACTGTCTTTCTTGTATGCCAGCAAACGCTGCGACTTGGGATCGTATTGGATCATGTCGATCTGCTTGCTCAAATCATAGCGTTCTGCCTGCGTCTCTCCAGTAGTCCAACCAATCCATTGCTTGCCAGACTCCACGGCATCACGCAATACTCGCTTGAAGAGTTGAACAGACCAATCTTTGCGGAATGGTGCGTCTGGGACTTTTCCAACAACTGAAGATGATTCTCTTTTAAATGCATATTCAATTGCTGATTCAGCAGAATTTCCTGCCATCCCATCTGTTACAAGATTACCTTCAGCATCAAATACTGACCATGTTAAATTCGATCCAGCTTTCCCAGTTTGTTTTGCTGTCCATCCCTTGGGCGATGTTAAATACCCCTTCTCCCTACCCGCCTGATGCCGATCAGACTGCAACTCTTCGATGAACAATCCATCGTTGCCTTCAGCGTCTGTGCGGTCATTCAAGCGCATATGCGCTACATAGTTTGGAATGTCGGAGAAGTGGGAGGAGGTATAAACATCCTTATTAACCTCGCTAGACTTATTTTCCGCCGCCCTAGAGAAATCACTCCATTCTGCATATAATTCTGGGTGATTTTCTTCTGCCCATCGCACTTGATACAACGGATTAGTTCCTGTTGGGAAATCTGGCAATTGCTCAATTTTGCTCCAAGATTGATCTCTTAACTGAATGGCTTTTTGCTTTGATATGCCTTTTCCAATCGGCATTGCCATCACAACTTCACGATAGTTTTCACCACCGGGGAGGACATAGCCTGCGAATTTTGTTGTTCCTGCTTCTTCCAATTCACGATAGTCAGAAATTACTTCTTTCACCAAATCAATAATGCCTCCGTTTCGTCCAGTATAAATGTTTTCTTCTCGTGATGCCGCTTGAACAACTCGATCAGCTTCAGCAGAATTATATCCATTTGAAATCAATACTTGCCGCAGTCTTTCTGCCGATCTTGGAGCAGTCATTCTATCTAATCCACCAAGTGTCACCTCTTCAAATTTAACCTGCCCCTCATCTCGCAGATAATTCAGCAATTCTTGCACGGGAACTTTGCCGTTGTTCTCGCCTGCAATCCTGTCGATTGCGTCATTAACTCCTGACCACTTAACTTCTTCCGCTTTGACATTCTGCGGGTTGTTAATGACTGCCTTCAACTGCTCTGGCGTTGCCGTAGCACCTCGGAACTTCCTCTGGATTTCTAACTGCAATTTGCTCTGGAATCCTCGTTCTCCTGATGGTGCTTCTATGGTTTCAGCAGGCATGAATTGCGTTGCTGGAATTTCAAGTTCGCTTTCACCGGGAAGGAAGTTTATTATTGCTTTTCCATAATCAACCGGAAGTTTAGGAAGATCACTTGCATCTAATAATTCAGCCATGTGATCGATTCGCATAGACATAATCGTCCTGTCCATGCTTTTATTTTTCTCGTCACCTTTTCTTTTCGGAATCTTTGTGCGATCAAGATTTAATGCTTCTGTTTCATTCTTAAACAGATTCAGAAAATCATTAAATATCGATTTCTTTTGCTCTGCTATAGCAACATCTTCGCTTAATTGATTGCGTCCTACTGGTTCACCTTGTTCATTATATCCACTACCTTGAATACCTTTAGACCAGTTATCTAAATATTTTGTAGAAAACTCGCTCCAGAATGCTTCTTTGCTTCCACCCCAAGGTGATAGTCGATTTGGCATACGATCTGACCAAGCATTCAGTTTCGACATCATTCGACCAACTGAAATCGTTGTCACAAGAAAATTGCCTGCTGAAGATAAGTGCAATCCAATTGGAACGACATCGTAAATCTTTGGAGAAAATGCTTTATAATTTCCTTTGTCATCCATGACTGCCGCATAATCGACAAAGAATCGCGATCCATCTTTTTTGACAATCGCATCGTTTAACTCCAGCAGATACTTTTTAATTTTGAGAGGCACAATACCCTCTGGCAATTCTTGAATCGCTTTAATCTGAAGCGGGGTAAATGTTCCTCGATATGTATTGGAACCTTCAGAAACTGCCTCAAATCGCCCCGGCGTTCCATAGTCAGGAGTGTCGATTGCCTGTTTGAATAGTGTTGCTCGATCTTTCGCGATTTTCTTCAGGTCGGAGGGCTTGAGAAGTTTAGGTGTAATGCCGTCCGCCTCGGTAACAATCTTTTTGGAGATAGCCAGAGTTCCGCCTTCTGGAACTTGCAATTGACGCAATTCAACAGGGATTTGCCCATAACCATTTAATCTTTCCTCGCCATCTTTAGTAATGCGCCAAGTGCCTTCAAAGACCGTAGGATCGGTTACATCAACTGAAGTTCCTACAGGGTTGCCATCTGCGTCGAATACTTGCGCCTGAACTTTTGTTGCGAATAGACCAGAGTCCATGCCGTAGCGTTCTGCCGCGATCTTGCTTTTACGAATATCGGCTTTCGAGATAGTTGCCGTCTCTGGTTTGTTTTCAATCGTTGCAAAATCTCCATTCAAACTTTCCAGCAACCGCATAGCATTGCGAGCGGCACTTTGAACTTCAGGAGGCAGATTGGCTTTCGATGCGTAACCAACAACATCACCAGAATAACCCAATCCAAGCAACTTCGTCGTAGCTTTTTTGAGTAGGTTATTTTTAAGTTTTGCCCTTGCCACATCAAGCAAGTGAATGCTTTTTGGATCGATATTCCTACCAAGATTTCGCGAAAGCGTGTTAGAGAACAGATCTGCAAGAATTTCTTCTTGCATATACTCTGACACATTCTTTCTGCTTAACGAATTTGTTCCGTAGTCCCAAAGTCCACTTGCTTTCGCAATAGCTTCGATCTGCTTTTTATTGTAATTCTTCAGGTATGTATTTTCGTAAAGATCGATCAATTGATCTTCATTGTAGAGTCCAGTTGTGACTTCTTTGACATTGCCTTCCGCATCGCGAATTTGATTACTGAATAACAATTTCCTTGCTTCAGAAACCGCATCTTGGATTTCTTTAATTCGCAAGATTGCGTGACCTGTTTCGTGATTTAAGGCATCAATTGGAGTCTCTCCGTAGATGTCAATTCGATTGCGAAGAGCATCCGAATTAATAACAATCGAAGGTTGCGCTTGATTGAATACAATATTCTTGACGGCATCGCTAACTTCCATGCCGGGTCGAAATTCGTTTTGACCAGTTCCAGAATAAAATCCCTGTTGTCTTGCAATTTCGTAAATCGTCTCGTCAGGCACATCGCGCAATGCAGGATTCTGTCTGAAATGATTGAAGATTTGATCGGTGCTTAAAATGTGAATGCCAACATTGTTTTGACCCGCTTTAAGCGCACCATTCAGCAAAAGATTATTTCGACCAAGTGCTGTTAGAAACTGCCTGCCAAATTCGTTTCGAGTCTGAACATTTGCCGTTTTGAGCAACGACAAGGATTTCTTCTCTGCCTCTAGTCTTTTTTCTGCCTCCTCAATTTTTTTGTTGTCAGGTGACTCGTTTACCAGTCTTTGAACTTCAGCCTCGGTATCTGCTACCTTCTTTGCCTGTCTGCCGATCACCAATTCCCAATCGGTTAACTTGTCAATCTCACCTCGCGTTTCAGGCGTCGAGTCGCGATATGCCTTTAAAGCATCCACATTGGCTTGCTTTGCCCTTCTAGCGGCAATGACAGGGTCTTCGCCAACAAATTTGTGATAACTCTGCTGGACTGCCCTTCCGCCCAAAGAAAAGACTAATCCCTGACCAATCATTGTTTTCAGTTCTTCCTCATCCGAAGAATCAATGACTCCTGTAGCAAGAGCAATGAGTGTCGGTTCTACGCCAAGTCGCGCATATTCTCCAATATTGGCAATTGCGTCATCATTTACAAAACGCAATATTGTTTTTGTTGTGTCACTAACTTTCCCAATGCCTTCGTAATCTACAATTCCCTCACCCTTTGTTTTTTCTTTTGCTAAATCCAACGCTTTTTTAGTTTCTACATACTCGTCAGTTCCTTCTGCAAGAGTCTTTAATTTTGCTGTTAATGTTTTTACTTCGTCTTGTTGTTTTGCAATAGCACCCAAGGTTGCAAGTGGACCGACACTACCTCCAGCAGATATCCTTCGTGCGGCTTGCACTTCTTTTACTACTTTCGGTAAATCAATTAATGCTTTTACTCCATACTTTGCTCCTATCCCGCTAAAAGCACCCATTCCTAATCCAGCCAACGGATTTTCAGGATTTACTTGATATCCAATAGTTGCTCCAGTAACAGCAGGCGCAGTTTTTGTAATTGTTTGCCATGTCGGACTTCTTTCAAGGTAATCACTAGTTTTTTCAATTCCCCTTGCCGTTGCTCCTGCCGCTCGCTCGACAAATCCGGGTTTCTGTAATTTTTCTAGTTTAGAAAGTTCTTTTTTCTTTGCTACTTCTTGAGCTTTTGTTTCCAAAGCATTGATTTGGTCATCATCCAAACCAAGTTTTTTTAATTTTAATTTTGCAATCGGAGTCAGCATCTTTGACGCTTGAACAACAGAGTAAGCGTAACCAAAAACATCTACACCAAATTGGCCGGGAATTGTTAATGATCCAAATGTAGCAATGTCGGGATCGTTTTCTGGAATAGATTTTTTAATATCTTCGATTGTATTAAGAACCCCGTTTTCGATATCTGCTTGCCGTTTTGATTTAACCTCCTCTCGGCTTAAATCAGGATACATAATCATGTATTCATCGATTGACGGGTGTATCAGGCTTGAAAATGATTTCATCACAGGAGCGTAGTATGTATCAACTACTCGCGCCCAAGATTTAGGTTCTGATTTAATCAATTTTGCTTGAGCAGTATTAACTTCGCTTCTTGCTTTAAATCTTTCAAAAGAAGTTTCTTCATCGGTCAGACCAAACTTTTCACTAGCATCGTCCCATAATTGCATTCCCCCAGTTCCAAGTTTTGTTCCCAAAAAAGCTACGCTTTCAGGCAACGATGCTAGTTCAGAAGTGTAGGAAAACGGAACTTGTTTTGCTTGATATCGCTTTTCTTGAAATTCTTTTTCAATGCCAGCGATTTGCTCTGGAGTCAGGTATTCTTTGATTTTAGCAAGATACTTTGCGTCAGTATAAGCGTCAGGATTTTGTTTTTCGCCACCTTTGATTGGAGTATTAGCAATCTGCCATGCTCGTTTGCGCCAACTTTCAACTTCTGCCTTCTTATCTTCAGGCAATAATTTTTCTGCCGCAAGTGCTTTAGCATACCCTGAAGTCATCCCAAGTAATGCAGGAGCACCTTGCTTTACTGCTTTTGCAGTTCCCTTTAATACACCACCCAAAAGGTCTGCTGTCATTACTCCAACTCCAGCTAAATCTTCAGATGCCGCCGCACCTAAATTATACCATTCTTCCCAATTTGTAGGAATCTTGCCATACGGAGAAGATTTTCTTAACTCGCGTTGATAATTAAATATCTGACGCTTTTGATCATCATCTAAAAATACATCAGGTCTGCTTTTGATGAATTCATTTAAATCTTCGGCATCTAAAGATTTAATTAAATCTCTATCTGCTGGCGTAAATTCTTCTTCATCTTTATCACCAATTACTGAAAGAACAATATTGCTCGGCTTTGAAAGATCAATCTCTGGTTCTTTTACTGGAGTAGGAGCGGGTAAAGCAGATGGAACTGCTTTTGGCAGTTCTTCTTTTGGCTTTTCTTCAGCAGGTTGAAAAGATAAGACAGATTCTATTTCGCTAATTAATTCATCTGTTTCATCTTTAACTTCAAGTTCTTCAGTTTGAGGTTCCTCTTTATTTCCAAGAACATTATCAATATCCTTGATAAGATCATCAATTTCAGCCATTACTTTTTATTTTTTTTGAGTTGCGCGAAGTTGCTCAACTAGAACCTTTAATTCTTTTTTCAATTGTTCTTTTTCTTCACCTTCTGGCATCTCTTTCATTTGCATAAATTTTTGCTTTGTTAAATTTGCTAGATTTTCTGATTCAGGAACTTCTTCTAAAATATTAAAATCAACTATAATTCTTTTTGGCTCAAGACCATATTGCTTTGCTAAACCTGAATAAGAATCTTTTAATTGATTGTATTCTCCTAATCTAGATTCATATTGTTTTTTAGCTTGATTCAAAAAGTCTTTTCTTTGAGTTTCAGATAAGATTTGACCATCAATAGCTTTGTTAAATGTCGCTCGTATTCTATCTGGAATTCCAGCCGCATTTTGAGCATTTGCATATTCGCCCTCTCTAACTGTAGAGGCTGGGTCTAACAATTTCATATACCCAAAAATTAAAGACATATCACCTGCGGCGGAAGGTTCTTTTCCAGATGTTTTAATGCTTCTCCATGCGCTTTGGATTGTTTTAAAATCTTTTGTTTGACCGATATATTCGTCTCGCAATTTTCTTTCAGTATCAAAATCAACCCCTGTTCCTTTTTTTTCTTCAGCAAGTTCTTTATCGGTTTTTCTTTCTGGGAAAATAACCTTGAATCCAGTTTCTCCTTTTTTGGTTTTTATCTGTTCTATTTTCGCTTCGTTATATTCAGGACCAAATATTTTAGATATTTCTTTAACTGCTTTTCGAGCAACATTGACATCCGCCCAAGTTTTAAAATATCGATTTAAATCTACCTCTTCAGCTTTTTGTTCTGTTGGAACTTGTTGTGCTTCTGGTTTAGGAAGAATAGATAATGCACCAAATCCAGTTGGCAGTTCTCCTGTAGCAGAATAAAATTCTTCTTGTAACTTTCTCGCTTCTTCAGGAGAAACAAGTGATTTATTTTTACTTAAAATGTTAAACGATGCAGGCTTTTCAGGTGCTTGAATATCTGTAGACATAGTTTGTCCAACAGGAGTAAGATTGCCTGCCAGCATATTTTCTAATTCCGTAGCTTTATTTTCAGCATTTACAGTTAATTCTGAAAGCGGTCTATTTAAAACATTTTGAGCTTCTTGCTGTGTTGGAACTGATGAAAATAAAGGATTAAATACCTCTTCGGTTTCTGGTGGTAATCCTAAATCCCAAATTTCATTTTTAGGCAAATCTTCTTCTACAGGGGTTAAAGTTGATTTTGTTGAATCTTGTTCATCAATATCTCCGTATGTAATTTCTTCTTCATTGCTCTTACCTTCTTCTTTTTGTTTTTCCAATTGATTTTGCAAAATTTGCAAACGAGTTTTTTTATAGTCTTCGTCTGTAGTATCTTGCGATCTGATTTTTGCTAATGCAATTGCCCTATCATGTTCTCGTTGTTCTTTAGCCAATGCTTCCTTCTTTTCCCTCTCGCCAACAAATGCGGCGGTGATGCCTTGCAACGCTCCACCTACTCCCTCTTTCAATCCAGACGCAATTCCGCCAGTCACTAGTTCCGGTTGTTCAGACCGAATTTTAAGTGGTTCAAAAGTTGCAAAGGCTAGAGGTGTGTGTCGAACTTCAGGAACTGCAACCTGAACAGGTCGCATTCCTTCCAAGGGTGACGCTGACCGGATAGTTGCGAACTGTGGTGAAAACGAATAGGCGGGTGCTGGCATTACATTCCTCCGAATTGAAGACCTTGTGCTGTAGGCAGGTTGAATCGATTGGTATTTTGTTGGGTTCCGCCAGTCCCAGCGTTTGAAGCCAAAACTTGCGGTATGCCCATCTGCGAGGCATTAGGCGCATTTGTCGAAGCAGGTCCAGCAGTTCCCCCAGCGGCGGCTATTTTCTGCTGTTGAGCCGATCCCATATTGTAACCGCTCCCGCCAGCAATTGTGTTTTGATAATTTTTCGAGGCTTGCTCGTCTAACCTCTTTTGATTTTCAGCCGCACGGGTGAAATCGCTTTGCAGGCGAGATTCTGACTCCCGGCGCATCGATGCCGCACGGTCATTCTCGGCTTGAATCTGGCGTTGCTTTTCGCGTTCCGCCGCTTCTTTGGCAAGACGATCCCGTTCTGCTTGTGCCGCTTTAGCGGCGGCATCTGCGGCTTTTCGAGCAGCATCCATTTGGGCTTGCATGGCGGCTTGCTGTTGCGCCATTTGCTTTGCCATTTGATCGTTTCCATCACCGCCACTATTACTGCTAGAACTGCTTTTCTTTTTACTGCCTCCTCGTCCTCCCATAATTATGTTCCTCCAAATTGTAAGCCAGTTGTTTTCGGCATTGCAAAAACATTGGATTGTTGTGGTCTATTTGCTTCAGTTGAAGGCAATGTTCCTGACATTGCACCAAGATCGACGAGTGCTTTTTGACGGGCGGCATTGATGTTGTATGCACCCGCACCAGTTGCTTGCGCTCCAGCCGCCATCGACGCTTGACGCTCCTGTTCGGCTTTTGTTTGATCCGCCAATTGTTGCGCGGAAGATTTCGCGGCCAATTCCTGTTGCGCCTTCGATTCCTCTTGCCTGCGGAGTTGTTGTGCGGCTACATTTTGCGCTTCAATCGCCGCTTGCCGTTGCTGTTCTTCAATGCGTTGACGCTCCGCAATGGCATCCAATCGTGCTTGTTCAGCCTGTTGTTGCTGAAGTCGCATCATCTCTGCCTGTTGCGCCATTTGCTGATTAAACATCGCTTGTTGCATTTGCATCTCTTGCGAGCGCATTTGCTGTTCAGCTTGAACTTGGGACTTCGATGGTCCGCTTGGTCCTCCACCCATAATTATTTTTCTTTCTTTTTTAGTTGTTAAGTTCCACCGAATTTAATGTTAGACATATCGGGGAGATTGAATTGATTGGATGCAACATACTTTTGTTGGGTGCTTGCAGGTTTGTACATGAATTCAACAGGCAAATCCGCACTAGCACTTGTATCACTAATTTTTGATTGTGCAATGGAAGGAGTTGCTGTTGTTGAAGCAACTGTTGCAACTTGTGAACTTTCAGCAGGAATAGAACTTGGAGGAAGCGTGGGTGCGCCTGCTCTTAACGCTTCATTGCTAGCCTGCCTTCGCGCCAAATCAGATGCCGATTGCGCCTTCATGCTTGAAAGCATTTGATTTTGAGCGGAAAACATTCCAGATGTATCCATTTTAGAACGAGGCATAGAATATGGAGTGCTTCCGCCGCCGCCAAATTTCCATTGGAGTTTCCCAAAGTTGCGATCAAATTGGAAAGGTTTTTTGCCTGTAATCATGCTGGTTGGCAGAACCCCCATAGGGTCCATAATATTCAAAGGATCAACAACCTTGTTGACCGATCTCCAGAACTTTCCGCCACCACCAAAACCTTTTTTAATGCTTCCTCCCATAATTATAATCCTATTTTTGCTCTAGCCTCTAAACAAAGTGTCGAGCCGGGGTTAAATAATCTACACGCTTGCGGTCTGCAATTATAAACAGAACACTTAACTGCAACTCCAACTTCTCCTTCTAAAGCAATGCATCTATTGTTTTCGGTCTTCATTAAAGGGTAATCGGTTCGTTGCATTTCAAGCGGAATGCCAGTTGCGTCTGAACGATCCCGTTTGAGGATCGGCCATGACCACTTAAAACAACAACACGCTCCGCATTTTTCGCAATCATAGTTCACTTTCTGCCATACATTGTTCCAACCGCTCCAAGAATGCCGCCAGCGAGGTCTTTGCCAGCGTTGCCATACGCTTGGGCAATTTGTCCTCTGCCATCGTCCCGAATTTGAAATGGCATCATGGGCATGAAATTCAATGCATCAGGGTTCTCTTGTAACATTTTTTGCATCTCAAGCCATTTTTGATATGCTTCTGCTTGCGATTGACTTTCCTTTGCTTTTGACATTTCATTAGTGCTGAAATCAATGCCCTGAATGCCTTTTGCAAAAAAGTCCAACCCTTGCGCCAATCGTTTGCTTTGCGCCTGCTGACGATCAAATGCGGCGAGGTCTGCTTGCGTTGCCAATGTAGCTTTGGGGACTGTCCCGGCGGCAAGTTGCGTTTGACCGATTTTGTTGGTTCCTGTATTTGCTCCACCCATATTATTTTTCCTCCTTGTTCCATTCCACCGGACGAAATCCAAGGTCGGGAATGACGATGTCTTCGTAGGGTGCTAAATGTGAAATGTTGCTGATTTGAGCGTTGAGTTTCGGGCAATGCACATGACTGCCTTGATGACGATCCACGCAATTTAAACAGGTAGGGTAGAAGTCGGCATTCAAAGACTTGTCAGGGTTGTTGCCCCACTTGTCAGTTTTGACATAACGAGTCGGATCGGGTTCGACCCCGGCATCTTCTAGATACTGGAAAATATCAGCATCAGTCCAATCGCGCATTGGGTATAGACTAACAGGACTGCCCTCGGCGTAACGAATGTCCTGCGCCAATGGCACATGACCTTTAATCAAGTCGGTATCACTTCCCTTGGTTCCAATCCAGACCGCACCCCAAGGCCAATTAAATGTGCCTGTGGGTCGATTCAAAAAGTCATCCAAACCGCACATGAATTTCTCGCCCTCTTTGGGACGCTCCGTTCCTAACGAAAGCACAACTGCTTTGGTTCCCCATTGGAAGTAGTGCAGAAGGTCAAAACGCACTTCACCTGTTTCCACATCAGGACCATCCGCCAATGCATACCTGCTGGCGGGATACTCAAAAACGGTCAAATCCCACTCTTTAATCAATCGATCAGAATAAGCGTAGCGTTCGCGAAATTTAGGTTGGCGAAACTGAATTACAGGGATATCGATTTCGGCTTTGAAGCGCAACAAATGAAGCATTGCCGTGGAGTCCTTGCCGCCGCTCCACAACACAACAGAACGAGGCCAATTTTTAGCCCACAACTGTGCTTTTTTCACAGTTTCTGTAATCAGTTTTGTCATATAATAATTGCCGCCGCTCCAATGCCTGCTCCTGCAAGCCCTGCTCCCGCGCCAATCAATTGACCTGTCATTGCATTTTTGGATGCCGCCGCCTGACTCGCCGCATCGTACAAGGATTGCTCGTAAGACTGACGATTTGCTTGATTGGTTTGCTGGAGATTTAAAATCTCACCCATGTTACGAGAGAGATAATCGAATGCGTTTTGATTAAGTCCCATTCGGGCTTGCTGGAACTGATTTAATGTCTGCCCTAGTTGCCCTGCGCCTTGCAAGATGCCTCTTTGCCAGTCCGACATTGCTCCTAGATTTCCCGCCTCGCTAGCCTGCCTTGCCGCCATTAAGGTTCCGGGATCGATGCCGCCAACGGGTGCTTCTTGCGATTGCACGAACCCTCGCCGCAATGCAATGTCTTCTAAAATCCGTTTGCGTCCCTCGTCGGTAGAAACATCTGCCAACATGGAGCGTCCAAATGTACTGGAAGGATCGACGCCAGTTCCACCAACTGCACTAATGCCTTTTTGCTTCAGCCATGCATCCATGTAGTTTTTGAATGCCTCACCAGAGGTGGCAGATTCGATTTGCTCCGGGAGTTGCAACCGCATACGAGCAGTCGCGGGGGAGGTCATTTGCTCAAATTGACGGGATCGAGCGAGATTAGAAAGGCCCAATTCGGCAGCTTGCCGGGAAGTCTGCTCTGCATCGAATGTCGTTTGCAGAGGTTGCATTTTGGTATACAGGTCGAGCATTGCTCGGTCTGTTTGCAACGCTCCAGCTTGAGCGGCGGCAAGATCGGCGGATGCTGTCTCTAAACCAACTTGACCCATTGCCTGCTTTGCAGACAAAATCTGTCCCGGCGTTTGATAGTCGGGCCTACTCATGTATCTGCCGGGGTTTACTGTTGCTCCTCCCATAATTTTATTCCTTTGGTTTTATGTGAAAAATTTCACGATGCATTCTTTCAAGACCTAATTTTTCCATTATTTCATTTGTGAAAGTAAAGCGTTCTGACTGCAATGGGACTCCAACATATCCCGGTCCTCCGGTAAGTTGGTTGTAAACTCGCCAGTCATGCATGGTCTGGATTACATCGCGAGGGGTTGTATACTTGGGGTGAAAAGCAGGGTAAATTGTTGGGATAAAAACATGATCTGAATAACCAACCAGTTTCCCGTCTTTATAATGACCGTAGACATTAATTTGTGGATGATCGATAATGTGATGGTCAAAATCTTCCGCGAAGTCTACTAATTCAAGGAATTCAGCAGAGTCTTTAGGAATTAATTTATAATCAATAGTTGATCTCATTTATTTATTTAGTTAAACCCAACAAATACCTCGTCAGGAACGGGTCCAGTTTTGAATCCAATGTATTTTGAAGCAATTTCGTCCAGCACATTTTGTTGCTCATTGTAATTCCCGCACAGAGCGCAAGGCAAGCAATTATTTTGGTTTTTTTCAAAAGGGATGGAAGAATAAACAGGAGTTAGAAATTCGTCAGCAAACGGAGATATAAACTTGTTCGGAAAGTTCTTCAATCTAATTTTTGATTTAGCAATGCTAGGCATTTTAACAAGGGTTGTTTGCTTTAAATTCTTGAGCAGCGGCGATTGCGGCTTGCTCGGCTAATTTCTCTGCTTCTTCTTTAGCATGAGCATAGCTAACAGTCGAAATAAAAGATGCGCTTGCCGTTGCCGAAATTGTGCGTGAACTAGCGTTGCAATTCAAGGTTGCTGTTTTAAATACCTTTGCAGACCATGTAACTTGATTCAAAAAAGTGTTTTCGTAAGGACTAGGAGCAAGGTCAACAGTAAAATTCTCACCATTTTGACCAACAACGCACGATTCCGTTTCTGACAATTGAGGTACTCCGGTAGCTTTTTCGCTCCAAGGGTCCATAAACATTCGGACAATTTCAATCCCCATTTCTCCACACCATTCAATTAAAACAGAAAAAGCCTTGTCAACATCATTGGTGAGTGAGCTTTCGCAAGTTTCGTAAGATTGCAACCTATTAGTTGATTCGGTAATTAACCTGCGATATTGCGTGTTTAAAAATCCTACTTTTTTAATCTGCTCTTCAAAATCTGTTCCTTTGTACTGAAAATCATTTGTTACTGCAAGCAACCTTGTATTTAAAATTGGAAGATATCTGCCCTTTGATCCGCGATAAGAAACACGCACATCAACTGTCCCTCCAATTTCCATTGCCTCAATTTCGGAATAAATAAATTGTTTTAAATCCATGCCGTCACCTAACAATGGGGATTCATATTGGCAATAAATTCGGTTGTATAGGGTGGTGCTAGTGCCATCAGGATTCAATTGAAGATAAGAGTCATAGCGTTCAGGCTGAAAAGCCTCCCAAAGATGGTTGTAAGAACCATCAGTTGTTGGAGCGTAGTCAATTGAAAATTGAAAGCATCTATTCTGATTTTCAATTTTTCCGTTTGCCCATTGCACAGGTCGAGTTCCGGTCCACACACCACACCACGCAGGAGTGCGAGCTTGCCCCCATTCGGCGGCTGGAGCGTAATCCAAAACCATCGTGTCAGTATTTAGCTTTGAAAGATGTGGAACCGAATAAAGCAAATAATTCTCAAATGAAGTTGCACAAATGTTGGAAGCATCTCCATCCATCAACCGCTTCGTTCGCGCCATTTCGATGTCTTTGAAAAGCACCTGTGAGGATAAATATGATGCCGCCGCGACATCCGCCGCTACCAATCCACCTTCGGAGTACCACCACATCTGTCCTGCCTGAAAAGCAATAGATCGGGCGGCAATGCACCCCACGGTTGGGTAAAGCGTGTTCTGAAAGTTTGCAGTAGTTACCCATTGGGTGCGATCCAGAATTCCGCTGGCAAGCGAGTAGGTGGCGCGATCTGTAAAGACAATTAAGCGGGTCGATGTATCCTGACCAACATAGCTAACCATCCCGGTTACAGGTCGAACAAAGGCAAAATCTCCGCGCCCCGTCCCTTCTGTGCGTTCTTTCCAACTAGTCGGGTCACCCAAGTCTGACGCTAGCACGATATTTTTATCCGCGATCCACATCCTATTGCCAGAATAAGCCATGTGAGTTCCTACCGGAATGTTAGAATCCTGAAATCCATTTTTGTCACTACCATCCCACCATCCCGGAGCAGATATACCATCCTGCACCATCACAATGGTGTGCGCCGGGGTAACTAGTTCGTTCTCGGAGGTCGCTAGGTTTGCGGTTTTGGTTGCTAAAGCGAAATAAACATTCTCAACATCTTTATCCAGCTTTATGTTTTTAAGTTTAAAATCATTCCAGTTTTTTGGTTGTTCAAGCGGGAATGGAGCATAGTAAACGCTACCATCAACAGCAAAAACCATGTAACTCAATTCATTTTTCACAACCCCTTCGCCTTCGACATTAAATATTTTGGCCGGGACAACAGTTGTCACGCCCCGTTCTTCGCGAGTAAATGCCGATTCCTTTTGCTTGTTTGCCTGAAATATAATTCCACCTTGCAAATTGCCGGGAGGCAAAGAAAGCCGCATTGCATAACCGGGGCGAGTTTGCGCGATTCCGCCGCGAATAGTAAGATTTGTTCCCCACTTAAATTGATTTTCAGGCAACGCCCAAGGGTTGCGAACTGAATTAACTCCCTGCGTCCATCCGGTCGTGACTTTTTGAAGTCTACCTGCTGTGATGTTTTCGCTTTTCATTAGAACACAACAGGGTCTTCACCGTCAGCATAGACTAGATTTTGAATTTGAGGTGGCGAGAAAGCATGACCATCGATGTGTTCTTGCTGACTCTTTAGATATTGAAAAGCAATTCCCCAATATCGAGTTGCCTGTTCTGCAAAATCTTTGTCTTCCAAGTCGCAAGCGTGAACCGCTGTAACGATTGCTCGTTCATGCTCCAATGGAACATAATCGTGAATGCTGGTGACGGTTGGCGGGGTTAATCGATATGCAATTCGCGCCCAAGCACACTTCTTGCCAATGCGAATTCTGCGATATTGTGGATTAATTTCATCGGGGTGATATTGGCCGATCAAGGTCAAATCATTTCCTCGACCATAATCCCAACAATAAAGCGACACATATCCATCAGTTTTTGGCTTTTCGATGTGTGCAATATTCTTGACTAGCACCGGACCTTGAACGCTATCGACAAAGAATTTTGATGTGGTTTTATTCCCAGATGTCAGAAATTGAATTCGACCAGTTGTCGATGGTTCATTCTTTGCATTTTCGAGAGTATTGTAAATTTCAAATGTATCAGAATCAATTTTACGAACGAAATAAGTGATGCCTGCATTTAATCCACTAGGCAAAACATCCCCATCTGTTGCCCTGACCGTCACGCTTTGCCCCGTTTCAAACAAGCAAGCAGGAGCATAAATGCTAGTCGAAGGTTGGACCGTCATAACCCTGCGAATGTCTAGGGTTAGCCTGCCTGTTCCGGGAGCAGATAGGTTTACTAAATTTCCATTGCTGTAAGCCTTGACCCTATTTCCAAACAATTTTATGGTATATTGTTGTCCCGCTACTAAAGGAGATGGCAATGTTCCAGATGACCTAAATTCGACTATTTCATCATCTGCAATAAATTGAATATTGTCTGGCTCAATTAAGTTGTCATAAACGGAAGGTGTAACTGTATAGCGGATTCCGTAATATGTTTGGCCCGTTCCAAGTGAAGTTGTTATTACTTGACCAGCATTTCCGCCAGCTTGTGCATTAGCTTGTGAATTATAAACCCTTGAAGATTTATCCGTATCTTTACGCAACCAGAATCCTGTAACTCCATTATCAATAGCAGGAGTTGTTGCTGGAAGCTGGAAGTCGCTTCCAAAATAAAATTCTTGGATTTGATTTATAGAAGAAAAATCACCCCGCCAGTTCCCTGTAAATGCTATTCCAAAAGACCTAGAGAGAACCACATATAATGTTCCTGACCCTGATGATTTTATATCTACATCCGAAAAATCTGTTCCCTTAATTGTAAAGCTATTTCCCGGCGTTGGATTTTCAGCCAAATATGCTGTTCCAGCTACAAGTGGCAACGGCAATGTCCCTGTGCTTTGAAATTCTACATATACACCAGTTGAGGGGAAAATAGTAACAGCAGGGGCAAGCGTGTAGCCACTTCCTCGCGTGATAATGTCAATAGAAGTTACCTGACCTCCGGACACATTGGCTTTTGCCGTTGCGCCTGTTCCTCCTCCACCTTCAACTTTAACCTGTGGGGCTTGATTGTATCCGCTCCCTCCATCAACTAGAATAAATCGAGATATAAACGATCTGGTAATTGTTGCCGTTGCGGTAGCTTGATTTCCTGCAACTATTTTTGCCGCAGTAATATTACCTGTTGGAGCAGGCAATACGCGAACAGCAGTCATGCTTCCTGAAGCAACTCCTAATGCGCTTCCAGCTAAAAATGTAAATGTTTGTTGATCTGGAGTTCCTGTAACTGTTTTTATTCCATTGTATCCTGTAGGTGTAACACCAAATATTTCTACTTGACTTCCTGTGGTTAAATTATGATTGCCTGAAGTTGTTACTGTTGCTACAAAAGATATTGGGTCAGTAGTTATCGATGTTACTGACAATGGAACAATTGGATATGTAAAACTATTATCAGTTTTATTTGAGACTGTTCTGGCTCCATTATATACAATGGGATTTGCACCAGATATTTGAACTTGCTCTCCGTTATTGAAATCGTGATTTGCGGCAGTAGTTACAGTAGCTAAAAGGGCAGTTCTGTCTTCAACAATTGATTGAACATTAAAAATTACACCAACAGGTGGATCAATAATAACTGTTGGGTCGCTTTCATATCCTTCTCCCGGATCAGTAATAATGATTTCACTTATAGTATTATTTATAGTATTTCTTATTGCGTATCCAGTTGCTGTTTTTGATGTTTGCCCATCAGGGGGTGGTGGCGGCGCACTAAATGTAACTTTTGGTTCTGCTGTGTAGTTTGATCCTCCAGCAGTCACCCTTACGCTCGTAACTGGACCAACGGAAACAGCAGTAAATGCCGCATTGACCCCAGAAGCGGGAGGGATGGATAGATTCGGAGCGGTGACTTGATTGATTTTGCCAGTAGTTATATTGGCAGGAATTAATTTAACAAGAGATACAATGCCGCTTCCGGGAGTTAAAAAAACAATGGGATTTACAAAGAATGTATCGGTAGAAGCGTTAGCGTCTGCTTGGTTTTCGTGAAGAGTGATGCTGGTTGAATTAATTACATTTACGAAATATGTTTTATTTGCAATTAATGGTCTTGGTAAAACCCCGCCAGCGGTAAATGTTTGGACCTGATCTCCATCTTGGAAAAGGTGGGGAATCTCAAAAGTTAATTTTGTTTCAGGGAAAATTTCTTTACGGATATCTACATCAATTGGCGCAGTAGACCCTGTGGTGTAAATCTCCCCGTAATTATTTTGGGCATTTTCCTCCGTTTCAAAAATCTGAAGATTTGTGCTGTCTAAAAGATTTCCGAAATATGTAGTCTCGGTTTTGAGCGGGGCTGGAAGTTGTTGCCCCGGCTTGAAAAATATTGGATTTGCAGAATTGATCCCGATTGTTGGTGCTTCTGCAAATCGTAAGGCAGTAACAACTCGACTTGCCCTTTCATCCAGAAATTCAAGCGGACCAGCACCAACTATAGATTGAAGAGAGATTGGATAATCACCAGATTGAGCATTTAAAGAGTCATTGAATAGCTTAATTGTAAAAGCATCGACCACGCCAATGTAATAAGTCTGACCATCCGCAAGAGGAACCGGAATAGTGCCGCTTATTGCCGTGACGCTCATCCCTTGACCAGAATTTAATTGATGTGCTGTAGAAGATTTAAATTCTTGAAGAGGTGTGATTGCAACTTCGCGAGTAACCACATTTGCTCCAGATGGAGTAATGACTCCGTAGGCAAAGTCGGAAATCGAATTGATCGGGATCAGCAATCCATCCACGCCAGTTCCATCAGGCAGTTGACTGCGAATTGAACGATTTAAATTGTCCGTTCCGACAACTCGGATGGTCTTGCCTACATCATTACTTGATTCGGCAATGGCAACCAATTCTCCGGGTTGGACGATTTCCATGAGAGTTGCCACATAGCCTCGGTCATCCCATGCCCACTCCACCGGGGAGAAGCGTCCCCCGCCATTTACATGATACTGGAAAAGCCGATTGCGAAAGTAAACCGGACTGCCATCGACATTGACCGCTAACGGCACAGAAACGCCGCGAGGCAACGCAATAGAGCATCCGTCCCACCCTGTGCATACATCGATCTCTGCGGTCGAGTGAGTCCAATGCCCAGACTCCATTAAAGTCTGGGTCGCCTGCGAGATTTTTCGGAAAATCTTACTCTTGTCCGTTGTGCCTAAAATCTCCGCGCATTCATCAAAAATCTGGCTTACAAACATAGGTCACACCATACCACGGGAGAGTTCCTGTGCAAATGCGGCGAGGTCGGCATCTTCAGTCGGGCTTGCTGGTGCAGGGGGCATCATCGCTCCTTCACCAGATGCGGCGGCTTGCCCTTCGATATCGACTGCCAGAGCGTCAATAGCCTCTGCCAATTGCACCACGATGCCGTGTAACTGGTCGAAAGTGGATTTCGGGATGCTCATCATTACCTCGCCTTCCGCAGGCATTGCAGGAGGCATGGCGGTGGCATCAGTCATTGCCTCGGAAGGCATGGGTGTGTTTTGGTTTTTCATGTTTAATCTTCTTCAGCTTCTTTCAAGCCATTTTCAATTTCGTCTTCGTCATCTTCTTCATCTTCGGATTCCATTTCGGAATCATTGGATTTGATGCCGTAGATACACAATTCGACGGTGTGACGCTTATCAGTCTTACCATTGCGGCTAGTTGTTTCCTTGCGCTCCATCACTTTTTTAAAGTAGATCGTTGCCTCGCCCTCTTTAGGCAAACCTTCCAGTCCCTCAGCATTCTCGAAATAAAGCGAGGGATAATGATATTCGCTATCATCAATCGAATTGCCAAGATCAATTGGCTTTGATTTCTCCCCAAGATCGACAAAACCTTCAGGCAAGTCTTTAGGTGATGGTTCGTATGGCATATTAATCTTTAAAAATACCTTGTTCTTCTTCAGCTTTCTTCACATATTCGTAAAGATTTTTTAAATAAGGATTAGCTTTTCGCATCAATGGCAGATTTTCATTAAAAATAACCATTTTCAATGATTCTTCTGTATGAGAATATTGCTTTTCCCGTTCTTTAATTGCTTCGATTTGTTCGTCTGTTAGAAAACAGCATCCTTCAGGTATATTAAACATATTAAATAATATTTGTTAAAGTTGTGATTGTTGCGCTAGGGTCTTTTGGTTTAGTTGCTCCAACATTATATACTGTATGCGTTCCGATAAGACTGTAAGTTTGAGTTGAACTTGGTTCAATAGTTGTAAAATATAATTCGCCACCGTTTATTACATTTGCATTTTTAATAACAGATTTAAAAATTTTTCCTCTATTTGTTGGACTCGAACTATTAAGTTGAACATAACAATTATTGGTATTCCCAAAGATAACACAATTTTCTATTATTCCTGATGTATAAATAAATTTGTCCAAATCTAAAACAATCCGACAATCTTTAACAATAAATAGCTCAATAATATTTTTGAATGGTTTTTTAAATATACAATTAAAAAATCCACCTATATTATGAAATGTTCTTGCTGGATCGTTTGTAACTTCACATTCAAAAACACAATTTATAAATTGAGTCAAACCAGAATAGTCTTCTGAAAGATTGTCCTTAAATGCCGCTCCTGATCCTGCGGAATTATTTTTAAAAATACAGTTTTTAAATGTCAAGCCATAACCATTGCTGCTCCATACCGGACCCAAAACAGAATCCCTTGCAGATATAAAAGTCATATTCTCAAAAGAATTAAAATACGGATAAAAGTCAACAATCAAAGAACCAAAGGTTCCGTATGATGGATTTGTTGTTGTATCTTTTGCTGTTTCAATAACAACATCATTTGGATTAGATGAAGTTCCAATAAATTTTCTAAAATATCTTAAACTGTCAATTCCTTGCGGAAGAATATAATGACCGGGTTCTATTAAAAGAATTTGGTGGCAATTAGTCCACGATGAATAAGTTCCGACATCACCCCCATAAATTGGGTATGTTATTCTAATTGCCCTATCCAATGCAATTCCGTTTAAAATTGGATCACCATATCGTCCACGAACACGAATTGGACCGTAGATATTTTGAGAATATAATTCAATTCCTTTTTCATCAGTATTATTGTCAGAATCCCAACTTAAAAAATCTAAAGGACTATATGACATTGTTAATTGCGGTGTGGCTTGGGTTCCTGTAAATGAAGAACTAAACACCTCAAAAGTTGTAGCGGTTGAATTATAAATTACTAAAGTAGTTGACCAATAATTAGGAATTAGTCCCTCTATTTTTACAAGACTGCTGTTTACTAAATTATGAGGAACAGTTGTTGTTATTGTTATCATATTACCGCTTCCGGGTATATTTGGTCCGGGAGCTACTGATGCAATCTGAATAACTTCTTCATTATAATGTATTTCATTTTTAGGGAAATTTATGAGTTCTTGTTTAATTGTTCTTACAATTCCCCTTGTTGTAGCTGTGGTTGCAATTGTTTTTTCAAGAACATATGTAAATGTTGTTGGACTTGTAATTGTTATTTTATAAAAACCATTATATTCATATGGAAATGCACCATTTATTTGAATGTATTGATTGTTAGATAAATTATGCGCTGATGGGGTTGTAACAGTAACAATATTACCGGACTTTGTCATCGTGGCAATTGCATTACCTTCTCTTCTATATTCACTTCCACCAACCCAATTGTTTTCAACAGCAAGACAATTCATTAATTGAATTGGATTTGTTACTTCAAAAACATTTCCTTTAAGCAAATGATTGCTATTTTTTCCACCTAACCAATCAGGACTTTGACTTTGACTTCTTATCCAAATAGCGGGAGCGATTGCATCGTATGTTTTATTTGTAAAAAGTTCTCCTGTTGGGAAACCTCCCAAGGTTGTATTGATTGAAAATTGAGTATTTGAAATTCTTGTTATTGGACCAAATTGATTGTCGTATGGGGAAGAAATTCCGCCTTGCATAAAAGGACGCAAATAAACATTTTGTCCGGTAGTCATTCCGTGAGGAATGTCTGTTTCAATTGTAATTGAGGTAGGGCTTGATGCTATGGTTTTAAAACCAATTGGCATTTTTGTAAAAACATTGTTTTCTATAATTGTGTTTTGGATGTGTTGAAAATACATACACCAAAAACTACTTGGTCCTACTCTAAATGTATTGTCTTTAATAAATAGTCTGTTGGGAGTTGTGCTTTTATATTGATCCAACCCCATTTGAAATTGAACATCAACATGATTGTCCTCAAATAAATTATTAACAACACGAGATGTATCCCAACCAAAGGAATCTCCATAACACCCTACATTTGCGTGTTTAAAGTGACATCCTTCTACAAGAGTCATCGGACCACTTGGTTGAAAAGTATAAGAACTATAAATTGATCGATCTGGAGTTCCGAATGCTTTCAAGCCGCGAACAATTGAACTTACGCCTGACCGCATCGATTTGCTATCGATATAACCCAAAGTAACCCACCCAAAAAGACAAACAGAAACATATACAGACCCCGTGCTATTCGGTTGTGGATTTGTTGCGACACAGTTTTCACACAAAACATTATCCCCGCTAACAACAAAAACAAAACATTCTGCCAATGCTTGTCCTGCACCAGCACCTCCAAAATTTATAGCTTTAACATTTTGGATTGTTGCATTGTTGCCATAAATATTTATTGCAATTCCTAAAGCCGCAATATCTCGCGTTGCTTGAAAATTACAATCAATTGTTAAATCTCTAATAACAACATTATCACCATAAATATTTATTGGTGCTTGCCCATTTCCTGCGGCTCGACCAATAACTCTTAAAATTGTTTTATCTATTCCTTCTCCAATAACATTTACTCTGTTTTTCCAGTTATTTGTGTTGTTCGGGGCGTATTGATCAAAATCGACAAATACTTCAAATATCCCCTCCATTAAATGAACTGTGGAATCAGCAGGAATAACATTTTTAATTAAGTTTCCAAATTTAGTTGCAGTAGAACCATCAAATGGATCGTCAGCAGTTCCTTTCCCCGCTATTCCATCAGTTCTTGGTGAAATGTAATATGATTGCAGTCCCGGAATTGCAGATAAAGTGGTTCCTGATGCAAGTTGACCAGCACCCATTTTGCTTGGTGCAATTGCGGCTGAAGCGGAGATGTCGGCATCGATGATTGTGCCGTTTTCAATTACATTAGAAGTTACTAGAGTTAGTGGCATAGATATTTTTTTCTAAAATTTTGTATGGAATATCAATTTTAATTTGTATAATACTTCATTCCTGCAAGTCCCCATCTTGAAGTAAATCCGGGACTTGTTACAGCAGAGTGACCAATTGCGGCAAATGCTCCTCCAGCAAAAACTGCACTATTAAAATTTACAGCAAGCGTTAATGTGCCAACCAAAGTTAATAGACCAGAATCTGTTCCCATCCATACATATAACTTGCTTCCAGCTTGAGGAATGTTTGATATGCTTGTAGGAACCCATTGCAATACAATATTTCTAATTGTATATGGAGTTGTCCAAGTTTCTGTTTGTTCAGATACTCCATTATGAATTCCAAGAACCCAATTATACATAGTGCCTCCAACCGTTGTATTCGCAGTCAATCTAATTCCTCTTGCTGTCAAAGCACCGCCAGTTTCATTTAATTGCGCCCCCCAAATAATTGTTGTTGAAAGACCTTCTGTTGGTAAATATGCAAATGTATTAAATGTAAATGGAGTTGAAGCAATTGTTGCTGGTGCTGATCCTGAAGGGTAAAGAAAATTGTTCAATCCTGCCCTAGTCCATCCTGCGGCACTTGACGCTCCAAGATCAACTAACCAATCTTCATGGCACAAGTTAGGTTGTGCCGCCCAATTATTCCAAGGAGAACCGCTATTTCCAACAACAGGAGTTTTTTTAGAAATATCAAATTCTTTAATCCACCAACGATTTCTGATTTGTTCTTGAATTGGTATTTCTGTATCAGGAATCCATTTATTTAATGCATTGTAATCTGAAGACAAATTGTTTCGATATGATACATTTATTACATTTGCTGTGTTAATAAATGTTCCGCCGGGATTTGCGGTTGATGCAATAAAGTCCCTAAAATTATTCCCCTGAATATCTAACCATCCATTATTTCCAAAACCTATTGCAGTATCTTCGGATTGTCCAACAAATGTATTTCCAATAATTCTACAAGTTAAAGGATTTCCGTTATCACCAAATATCCGATAAATTGTTGTTCCTTGTGTTCTAATTAAATTATTAGATATAATCCAATTATTTCTATTTCCACTTGTAGCAAATACATTATTTAATGGATTAGATGAAACGCCAGTTGAATCTGCAAAAATAAAATTTCCATCAATAACAACATTATTGCATTCACTAGCATTTGTAAATAAAGCTGTTATACAATTTACTAAATTGTTTCCAGTAATTGTTAAATTGTCGCAAGTATCCGTTGCTTGGTTGCTTATTTGAATACAATTCTTATTTGATCCAGTTGGATATGTTCCATCAGATCGCTTGCAATCCAATAAATTTCCAGTAACTACAATGTTTTGCGATTGGGCAATCTCTAATTGCATATATTGCGCTCCGCGAACAGTATTACCAGTAAACGATATATCATCACCTCCACCCAACGATACACCCATCTTGGTTACACCATTAAAACCTGCTGTGCATTCAATAAGATTATTAGATATTACTCCTGTTCTATGATTTGATCCAAATATTTCAATTCCTAAATCACCAGCATCTATTAAATGATTTCCAGTTATTGTAAACCTACGAATACCGGGACATCCAGCAAACACTCCAAACCCAATTCCTCTTGGATAAGTTTGATTGTCTATAAATCCGTTGTTTACTATTGTATTGTTTGTGATGTGATAATCAGACAATCCATTAGTGTTGCCATCGTTATTTGTAGATAAAATAATGATGGATGAATAACAATTATTAAAGTAACAATTGTTTATTTTATGACCACCACTTTTAACTAATCCAACTCCATCTCTAGAAACAATTGCTCTAGTTGCAATATTAGAAAATCTACAATTTGTAATAGTTGTTCTTTGACCAAAAAGTTTTACAATGTCGGAATCGTTCGGATCAGGATTTAAAAACGGAGTTGTTCCTGAAACAAAACCTCCATCAAATTGCAATGAATTAATTGTAACATCATTGGCATCGATTCTAAACAATGTTGGAGTAGAAGGATTTGAAGAAACTATTTCTGCGCCATTTCCTAAAATTGTAAGTCCAGTTTTAGAGGTTGGAATTTGAATATACGAATCGCTACTGGTATCTACTTGATATGTTCCTTGAGGGAAATAAAGACATGAATTTATACCACAAGCTGCAATTGAATCGATGATAGCTTGTCGGTCATTTCCTGTTCCTAATCCAGTAGCACCAAAATCTTTTACATTTACAACATCAGCAAAACGATTATTTAAAGACCTTGCAGTAGTTGATCCTGTTGCAAGTGCAGTTATTCCACTAGGAAGTTGACCGGAGCCAAGTTTTGAAGGGGCAATTTCCGCTACTTGAGAAATATCAGAATTAACAATTGTTTCATCACGAATTACATTGTTGGTTATACGAGTTAATGGCATATAGCTTTAAATTTAATTGTTAATCTGTTATAATTACATCAATGTTTGGATAAATTACTGGAGTGCCTGCTTGATTAATTGTTCTGATTCTAACATAATTTATAGCATTTTCAAACGGACAAACAAATCCGTATGCACCCGCATTGCTAATCAATGGATATACAGCACTTCCAACAACACAATATCGTGTATTTTGTTTATTTGTAGTAAAAAATAACCAGTAATCACCGTCAGCATCTTTTTGTATTTGATTGATTGCAGGATTTGCAGAATTTGGATCAGGAACAATTAATCTAGCTATTCTAGGAGTTCCCCATGCAGTTGTCAATGGACCAGATGGAGTTCCCGGTATTTTAAATGTAAATGATCCAGAATCAGCAGATGTAATTTGCCATGTGCCATTTAATACAGCATTGACTCCTGTTAATGCTGTTGGCTTGCCAAAAGTTATCCAATCTTTTGCAAAATATCCATGTGCGGCTTTTAAAATTGTCACATTTGTTCCGCCGCCTACTGCTGGGCCTGATGCAATTGTTGCTCCGGTAGCAACTAAATCTGGTAAAGCACCATTAAATTTAATAACATTTGCTACTCCTAGTCCTCGTAATCCTGTTGCGCCTGTAGGTCCAGCAACCCCGGCAACGCCACTAGGTCCAGTTGCTCCTGTAGGACCACCTGATGGTCCGGTTGCGCCTTGAATGCCTGTTGCTCCTTGAATTCCTGCGCCAGTCGCTCCAATACCTCCGATAGGTCCGGTTGCGCCAGTTAATCCTTGTAACCCTGTAGCCCCAGTAGCACCCGCTCCTGTTGCTCCCGTTGCGCCTTGCAAACCTGTAGCACCATTTGCACCGGGAAAGCCAGACGCACCAACTGGTCCCTGAATTCCGGGGAATCCAATTGGCCCTCTTTGTCCATCTTCTCCTGTTGCGCCTGCGGGTCCGGTTGCGCCAGTTGATCCATTAATACCATCGATTCCGTTAAGTCCTGTAGCTCCCACGGGTCCGGTTGGACCACCTGCTGGTCCAGTTGGACCCTGAATGCCAGTCGCCCCAGTAGCACCCGCTCCGGTTGCGCCTTGGACTCCATTCAAAGAAACAATTACAATTTCCGTTCCATTTGGAACAGGAGAAGACATTGTTAAGTTTGTGCCTGAAATAGTGTAATTTTGTGGGTCTTGGACGATTCCAGAAATGGCAACCAAAAATGCTGTAGACATCGTTGAAGTTGCGCCGACAACAGAAAAAACAGTTTGGCTACCATTTCCTGTGTATGCCCAACGAATTCCGCCAGCGGGAGATGCAGGTCCGGTTGCTCCGGTAGGTCCAGTTGGACCACCTCCGGGTCCAGTCGCACCTGTAATTCCGTTTAATGAAACAATCACTATTTCACTACCAGCAGGTATTGGAGTGTCGGTTGTTAAAATGCTTCCAGAAACAGAATAGCTTTGCGGGTCTTGCACCACACCATCTACAGTTACAAGAAATGCGGTAGAAAGATTCGAGATTGCTCCTGTGATATCAAAATTTTGTTGTGAATTGTCACCAAGATATGCCCAACGAATTCCACCAGCAGGCGAAGCGGGTCCAGTTGCTCCGGTTGCACCTTCAGGTCCAGTAGGACCACCAGCAGGACCAATGGGACCAGTTGCGCCAGTCGATCCAAATCCTGCTGGTCCAACGGGTCCAGTAGAACCTTGAATTCCTGTAGCACCTGTCAAGCCAGAAGCACTACCCAAGCTAATGACTGTGATGATGTCATTAACGGTAGGTGTAAAATTAAGAATTAAATCGTATCCATTTTCAACAGGTAAAAGCGTATACTCTGTGTTTGGAATTCTAACTGATCCGTTAATATAAACTAAATAACTGGATGGAAACGGAACATAAGCACCCTCAAGATAGAATTGATATGTTTGGTTGTCTCCTCCCAAATTCCATTGCAAAAATGAATTGGTGTATTGAGCTTCAAAAAAGCGTAAAATGTAGCAAAGCAATCCTTCGCCTTGGTTTCTTGGAAAATTTTGGAATTCTGCGGGGTTATAGCTTGGGTCGCATGGTATGTCCCACTTAATTCTGCCATTACTGACAGTTTTTACAATATTTCCGTAAAGGGATTGAACGAGGTTATCGATTAAGCTAGGAACGGATTCGTGCGAAACCTGTGGGTAAGGAATGTCCTGCCTGCAAACATTGGAGTGAGTATTATTACAATCGCAACCCATATTATTTTTGTTCTGTTAAGAGATAAGGAATTGTTTTTTGTCCGTAACGGTCCATTTCCTCATAGACCAACGAAATAAAAGCCTGCCATTGCGCCGGGACGATGGTTTGGCAACCTAAAGAAGAAGTTGTGTTGTTTCCGCCCCGGTGAATGTTCAGGTGGTATCCAAGCGATTGACCTTCGCCATCGCGCCAGACGGGCAATGCTTCGCCTTTTGTGGCTGGACGAAGGGCAGGGTAGCCCAGACCCTTTGAAATGCCATGCCTGCCTTTCTTGTAGCGATAAAGGCCGGGAAGGAGGGAGGCTATTCCCTTGCGGTGAACGCTAGGGTCAGTATTAGCGTTAAAGGAAACATAGGCGTTGGCGGAAACGATGAAAATGGCATCATCGTAGACCCCCCGATTGTTACCTTTTGGGCTAAAAGTATTAGAATAGTACCCTCTGATTCCCAACAACGAAACGGCATCCATTACTCCAGCTTTCGCTAGAATCTTTTCGGACACTTCCCGCTTTTGTTGGGGTCTAGAAGGAGGAACCATTATTTACCTTTACGAATCACATTAATCAAGCCAACCAAACCTAAACCTGCACTCAAAATTGCGGCTTGAAGTTCAGGTTCTAATTTCAATCCAAGTGCCATAGCGACAAGGATTAACCCGCGCCATGTCGAGTTTTCACTTAATTTTTCTAATACGATTTCAACTATTTTCATTTTGTTCCTTTCGGTTGAGGAAGTTCATATGTAAAACTTCCGTATTCTGTTTCAAAACTAATACCAAGTGTCGAGCATCCTGTCAAAAAAGATGATCCCAGCAAAACAAGTAATAGCAAATAGAATTTCATATGTGTTCCAACTTTCTTTCGATGCGATCAAGGACCGTCATGTTTCTTCCAATTGTCTGATTTGAAATTGAAAGCACTTCAAGCATTTCCTTGTTAGCAGTTTTCAAATGTGCGTTGAATTCACATTGCACGGCATCCATTTTTTTCTCAACTCGATCAATTCTTCCGGTGAAATATTTAAATAAAACTACAACAGCAATAATTCCTATTACAAGTAAAGCGACAAACATCCAACGGTCTGATTGGCTTGCTACAAAATTAACTGTATCAATATATTTTTCAGTCATAAAATTCTTTTGTATCTGGATTATAAAATCTTCCAATATTTGAAAAATCGTATGGTATGTTTTCAAAACACACTTCTTCGATTTGAGTGCTTCCGGGATTAGGGTAATTACTCTTTTGATAATTTCTAGGCAATTGCATTGCGTTAGAATATCTTAAAAGTTGATAATTATTTAATTTGTTAAAAATTCCAAACATATTAAATATCTTTTATTTTTGTAATTTGTAAACGCATTGTTGCCATTCCTGATCCGGGATTACTCAAAGCGTAGGGATTTGTGCTTTCGCTTTCAAAAGCCCAATTGTAATAAGCAGGATTATCAATTTTAATAACAATAGAATGTTCTTCTGAAGTTAAAATTGGAGTATCTATAGTTGCTGGTTTTTTTGCAATAAAATATCTTAAAAACCCTAATCCACCCGTTTGGTTTTCAGATGAAAATAATTTAAAAAACAAATTCGTACTATTTTTTAAATCATAAGCATATAATTGAGTGCTAAATAAATAATATCCAGAAGTTTTGATATGAACTCGCGCAAAATCAGTTCCTGTTTGTCCAGCATTTACTAATTCAAATACGCTTGAATCTGTATTCCAATCAGTTGTAGAATATGGAGCAAAAACATCTGTATCTTGACCTAAATTTTGATCACTAGCGGGGTTCCAGCTTAATTGAATGCTTTGAATTGATGTTGGACCTGTTGCTCCTGTGCTTCCTGTAAGACCTGTTGCGCCAGTTGCGCCATTATCACCAGTCAAGCCAACTGCTCCGGTTGCACCAACTGCTCCGGTCGCGCCAATTTCACCTTGTCTTCCAACGGTTGATGCAACCAGTCTGCCTCGCAGAAGCGTGATGGTTCCTGCGGTAGTTTTGTCGGTAACAAACAATGCAACTTCGTCATTCGGTTGCAGTTCGATCATCCAGTTAGTTATCAGTTTTGCAAAGTTACCATTACCCGTTCCTGTTGGAGCATTGCATTCTGTATTATCAATCGGGGTTCCATTCAGGGCTAATTTAATGCCTAAAACTTGATTATTTCCAGATTGAATATCTGCCGATCCGTAGATTTTGAATAGTTGCGGCAAGCCAGAAGTATTTTTGACTGCAAAAGTATCTGTTGTTCCAAGGCCGATTCCAAAACTTTCAGAGTCCAGAGTTGCTGTTAATCCAGTCGATTGATAGGTTCCAGCAGTAACGATATTAATTGTTCCGCTATCGATTTTAGAAACTTGTCCGTAATAAGCGGTTCCTGTCCCGTCTGCACCAGTTGCGCCAGTTGCACCTATTGCACCAGTCGGTCCTTGAATGATAGCATTTATGCTTCTAAAACTTAAATTTAATGTATCGAAATCAATGCTATTAGTTCCAGTCGCCCCGCCGCCATTTTGCCTTACTTTAATCTGAATTGTGTTTGCTTGATTTGCTGGTAGAGAAAAGAACCCACTAACAGTTAATTCTCTTGCTGTGGTTGAGAAATCAGCACTTCTGACTGTTGTGAAAAATCCGTTTACTGGGTCAACTCCATTGATAGACAAACCAATGTCAATTCCATTTGATGTTGTCTCACCCTTTTCACAACCAATTGTTGCTATGAATTCATAAAATATTTCGATTGGCTTTGAAGCAATTGTAAATAATCCTGAAGAATGAGATACATCAGATGATATTTCGCCAGATAAAATATTTGCAGAGGATACATTAACCCAAGGCAGAATTCCTGTTCCTGTTCCAAGAACTATGTTGGTATCTGGAGTATTTAAATAATATTCACCGTAAACAAGTTCTGATCCGGGTGGCAAAACTCCACTAGCACCAGTTGCACCATCAACGCCAGCAACTCCTGTTGCACCAGTTGCACCATCATCTCCTGCTAAATTCCCCACTAACTCCCATGCAACAGTAGAAGTTCCTGCAAAATATGTTTCTAATTCTTCAATTTCTGGAATCGTTAATGCTCGATCATAAATAAGCAATTCAACAATTTCACCAAGCATTATTTCGCTATTAATATTTCTTCCACCAATTATAAGTTGATCGACTTGATTGGGGTTACCAGCATTTCCTGTTGTGAAATTAGTCGGATTACCATTGTTAATTCGCAAAAGAGATGTGACATCATGTACCACGGTAGTAATGTGATACTGATTAAGCGGCATTCCATCCGGTCCAGATAACTGTGAACTGTCGTTGAAATAGTTTGGTCTAAAGCTACTAGCTTGTTTAAAAATATATCCCAAATCACTTGGGAGTCTTGAATTTAAAAATCCTTCTTGTCCTCGTCCATTTGGATTATTATATTTTCCAATAATAACAAAAGACCTAGCAACTCCACTTATTAGAGGAGATGGAAGTTGAAAAGTAAAATATGTGTTTAAACCGTTAAGTCCTACAGATGTTCTTCCATTGTATGCATTTGTAATTAGTTGCGGGAAATTTGTTGCGGTTGCAACGATCCCGTTTTCTTGATCAGTCCACGATGTAATATTATTGCCACTAGCAGTTATTCCAAAATCTGCATTAAAACGAGCAATTAATCCGCTAGTGGGAATTGGTAATGATCCCCCGCCACCAGATTCCTTATATTCATAATAATCTTTATTTAGATTATTTAAATAATAATCACCAATATTTACTGGATCAACAATTACAGATTCTGGAGTTCCATCTCCGTTATACCATGCCGATCCATTTTGCCCCGGAAGACCAATTTGACCAGTTGCGCCAGTTAAGCCTTGATTTCCTTGAATTCCGGTTGCACCAGTCGCCCCTAACCCCGTTGCACCAGTTGCTCCACTAGCACCTTCTATTCCTGTAGCACCAGTTGCTCCTGTATCTCCAGCCACACCTGTTGCACCTGTTGCACCTGTAGGACCACCAGAGGGTCCGGTTGCTCCAGTTGCTCCGGTTGAACCTCCTCCACCACCACCATGCATTGCTAAATATTGCAATGCATACAACACACGATGACGATATTCAGCAGTATCCAAGATTGGCTTGCTGTAATCAATTCCGTTAAGTTCGGAAAATGCTTCCAATACTAACTGCTCAAAAGTAGCAGTATCCAGAGTCGGAGGAATAGGTGACATGATTTAAATAAACTGAATGAAGGGGAGCAGGCAGATTCCTGCTCCCCTCTGATTCAATTCACTTACAGACCACCAACAGAGGTCGAGCAAGGAAGGGGCAGACCATCATACGGGCAACGCTTATACAGGATAGCGCACACATTCTGTGGACGAATCGGCTGAATTGCTCGTTGAATCTGGTAGATGTGCTGACCAAAGTCACCATAGAGATTGCAATCGTTGTCGCGGAAATAGGTCCATTCAAGTTCACCCATAGCGAGTTGCGGGGCGAAACGGAAAGTTCCTTCTCCGGTGTAGGACTCTGGAACGAGACGCTTGAAAGCCTCGCCAGCGATCACAAACATGACTTCGTATTGAGCGGCAACCCAAGCGGGATTGCGGCGTTGACCGAAACCATTCACAACAGCAGTCGCCACAATCGGGTTGATTGGAGCAATAGTGCCTTGCGTGGGTCCAGCGGCGGTGATCACACCATCATTGGTGCGAAGCGGTTGCTGGTCGATACCGAAAGCGAAGCCACGATAACCCATAAACTGATAACCGGAGATCGAGTTTTCGCCCAATTTGAAGGAACCAGTAGTGAGAGCAACCAAATCTTCCTTAACATCAGCATCGTTACGGAAGTTCTCGATGGCATCAGCACTAGCCATAACTTGGAAGAATTCACCATCGCGAGTAGCGAAGGGTTCGGCAAGCATCTCTTCACGCATGAAAGTGCCGATTTTGTAAAGAGTCTTGAAATTCATGGGAGAGTCAGGCTGAACCAACGCAAAAGGAGTGTTGATTGCCTGCATATCACCCGTGAGATTCTGGCTGAAAGTCTGGGTCGAGTTCGACACATATTTCAGACCGGACTGAAGAAGATATTGATAGCGGATATCAGCGTTGATAAGCTGGAGAATAGTCTTCTCAAGCGAAATCTGGGCCTGAAGATAGGAACCCTTGAAAGCGGTGCGGGAGGTTTTCACGCAAACGCGAGGACCAGCACCCCGGAGGGTCTGAAGCTGGAACTGATATTCAGTCGATCCAACTTGATCAGGAGTAGCACCAACGCCACAAAGCGTAGTGTCATTGACAAAGTTCGGCGCGGCTAACGAAGCGGCGGGAACTGCCATTTCCTGAACAACGGAGCGAACGACATCCGACACATTCGGAAGAGTTCCACCATCGATGGAGTTAATGTAGGGACTTTTACGGGCAAGCACCCGTCCAATTTGACCGATAATTCGGTTGACATCTTTAGCCGCGAAGTTCTGGACTGCGGCGAGATCAATGCATTCTTGAGCCATGATTTTAGGTTTTCTAGTTTAGGTTTGGGTTTTATTTTCTGACCCCCTAATCGTCCTAAAACTTTCGGGGCATCAAATAAGTTTTTGAATGCGATTTCTCGCACACAGAAATTCTCGTTTGTTGCCCCGGCACGGTGGGCTTGTTCGGCCTGAATGGTGACTCCTGTGGTTGTCACCGCACCGTCGATTAACGCTTCGACGCCTCGCGGCTATGACACTCTTTTAAACTACTTTCTTCAGATGTCAAATGGAAAAAATCATTTTTTTTCTAAAAATTTTTCTTTCATGCTTTCGTAGTTTCTTGCATGAAAAATCAATTCATTTGGAAAATAACAAAACGATCCAAAAACCTCTTGTTCATTAAGCATTTTCCCATTCTGCACCAACTCTGAATTCAAAAATTTATTTATCGCCGCACCAACAATTTCTTTTGAAATCCACATTAGAAAAGCGGGACTCCCGGCAATCACGATAGAATTTTTTTCTAGGTCTTCTGCAATTTTTGGTGTGAACCCAAAGTTCAAAACATCATAGTCCGAAATCCATCCTCCCCCGGCGGCATGAAGCGCACAAAGTCGCGAGTATCGCATTTGAATTAGGTCTTTGTATTCATGCGCCTCGATGAACGGGAAAGCCTGATTTAGCTTGGTCATTAGCTTGGTTCGCAAAGGTGAAATTTGAGCATGACTGCTATTGAGCATGACTGGTTTCCAGCCTGCGCGAGTCCAGCTTTCTTTCCACAAATTAGCTTTGGCGAATTCTTGCGTTTGATCGATCAAAGCGAGGCTTTGATAGAATGCGTAGATGGTTTTCATCAGTAAGTTTTGTAACCGACATGGAAGGTGGGAACGGCAAGATCACAGAATGTCGGATGCCCTGATTTTTTTGCGCGAATGCAAAATGAAATGTCTTCGCCAACCTTTCCATCGATTGGATGAAAGAAGTTGCCATCGATATCCGGGTAGGTCTTGGCAATGTCTTCAAAAACTCGTCGGTGAACAAGCATTGCACCTGTGCCTAACCAGTCCACTTCGACTACAGCATCCTCGTATGCTTTTGCGCGGGTCACTAGCCCTTGGTCTGAACAAACGAGTCCTGCACCCTCCCTGCGCTCGAAATATGCCGCTCCACAAACCGTCTTGTTGTTGCCAACAAGTCGATGAACGATGTGCCTCTGGAGAGGTTGATCGAGTATCGTCCTTGCGCCGGGAACCCAATAGCGCATCCACTCTGGTCTGCCAATGCACGGGATCATGTCATCGTCTAGCATCAGCATCCATCGAGCGTCAGTTTCGAGGAATTTTGCGGCAAGACGATTCCGGGCTTGATAAATCATGGAATTGCCCAATTCAAGGTCGAACCTGATTTTGTCTCGCCCGAAATCCAACGCAAGTGCGGTTAGAACCATCGCAGTCACAGGATTTGTAGTTTTATAGGATAGCAGTCCAACAAATATGTCCCTGCCTCCAAATTCACACCTGTAGCTTGGCATCCCTTCAGGAGTCCTGCTTTCCACAATCGGATTTTGCGTTGTCTTGATATCTTCAACCTCTACAGGTTGGATTTTTTTCAACCGGGGCTTTTTGACAGGCTTTTCTTTTTTCTGCCTTGGCTTGCGTTTTTTCATAGGTTCTGGATCAGGTTCTGTGGTCCGTGACAAATTTTCTTTTTCTTTGTCACGGTTGTATTTTTTCATTGAAAAGCCCGGAACCGGAAGGTTTGCAAAAGGATCAAAGGATTCCAATGCGTTTGCTGTATTTTGTTCTAACTGCGTTGTTTTTGATGTATCCATATATAAAATAAAAGTTTTTAGGTTGTGCCCCCGGAGGGATTTGAACCCCCAACCAAGTCGTTATGAGCAACCTGCTCTGACCATTGAGCTACAGGGGCTGGAATTTGCGCGGATGGGACTTGAACCCATACGGAGTTGCCTCCACCGGATTTTAAGTCCGGTGCGTCTGCCATTTCGCCACCGCGCATCAAATTAGCCTCCAAGTGCCTCGTCCAATCCTGCGTCGATGGCATCCATTGAATTCATCTTCAAGCGATCACCCAAAGACGATCCTACACGATTCGGGGAAGTTACATTTTGCCGGGGCAAGCGTCCTGCATTTTTGAGTCGATTGTTCTCTTCGGTCAGTTTTTTCAACTGCTCACTCATTTTAGCTTTTGCGGATTGCTCCACTCGCAATTGCTCGGTCAGGACATGGCTGAAAACCGCCGCCGCCGCAACATTTGCCCGATCCTGTGCAGAAGTAGGCCAAAGTGCCGAATTGAATTTTTCGGCCAAACTTGCAACTGCTGAATTGTGTTGCTCAACTGCCTGCAATTGCTCTGGGGTTGCGTTTGCTGGAGGTTCCTGAAACCTTGCCCACGGGAGGTCTTTTGTGACTTGATCCATGTAAGTATCGATTTCGTTGACCGTCCCATGATACCACTCCTCCTGTGCCTGTTGTTTTTGCACATAATATTGCTCGGCGTTTTGAGCGACATTTTGCAACTCTAGTTGTTGTTTTTCTTTTAGGTCAGCAACATCTACAAGGTTGCGCTTCAGTCGTTCGGCATCGGTAAGGGGCAATTTTTCAATTGCATTGGTTTTCCACCACTTTTGGTCAATGGCATCTGGTCCCCCTGCCTTTTCAATGCTCTGGATTACATCCTCGCTCGCTCCATTAGCCCGGAGAATGCGATAGATATTCTCTTTTGCGGCTGAAATCGGTTGTTCAAATTTCGAGCGGAAATCTGGATCATTTTGAATATCAAAAATAGCCCTGAATCGACGCAATTCGTCGTAATCGTCTGGCGTTTTAACCTGATTTTGCGTTTCTTCCAGTTTTTGACGCAAAATTGCCGCTTCTTCTGCCTGTTTTTTGTAGCTCGATGCGGTTTCTTGTAATTTTCGCCAATTTGACTGATTTTTTTCCGAAAGATTACGAGGACGCTCGATAGCGGCAATTTCTGGGTCAATTTCAGGTTCTGCTGAAGGTTGATTTTCCTGTTCTCCCGCCTGCGAATCGGGTTCGGCGGGAGGTTCTGAATCGCTAACAGGATCGGCGGGTTGTTCCTCTTGGCTTTCTGGCGGCAACTCGTCGTTTTCTGACTCTTGCTCGTTATTTTCTGGCGGCGGAATCTTTCCCTCGGCCTCGTCCAGCATTTTGTCGAGTGCAGAGTCTAAATCATCATCGATTGGGTCTGCATCCAAGCTAGGTTCTCCGAATCCGCTAGCGACATTCGGCTCAATTTTATTGTCTTCGTCTATTTTCATATATATTTATTTAATTTTCAATTTTTATTTAGACCGCATAGATTTTGCTCCGCGACATTTCCATTTTTTACGCGAAAGATTGTTCGGGGAATTAGGATCACTCTTCCAGTCACCCTTGATTTTCAATGACCTAGCGCAATATGCGTCTGCTTTTTTGGTCGATGGACGAATACGATCTTTCCCGTCTTTTGCCAATCCCGCTTGACCATATTCAATCGTTTTTTTTCGACCTGTGGCAGGGTTTACAATTGTTTTGCTAAATCGAGGTTTAATTTCGGCACTCATAATTACATTTCGGTGAATTTTCCGGTAGATGCATCCTGTTCTTTGTCATCGAAGTTCAAAAGAAAATCGATTTCTTGAAGAGCAAATTCAAATCCTTCTTTGTATTTTGCTTGCAAGGCAACTTCCTCGATGGATTTGCCATTGCATTTCGGGATTTGCGCCGAAAGGTACTTTAGCAATTTCCCTCCAGAGGTTTTATTGAACTCTCGAAAGGAAACCGCATCGGAATTTGTCCAATTCATTTCTTCTCTTTGCTCTTAACAGAATTCATCAAGTCTTTAATCGATTGTTTTGCCCCGGCTTTAAAACCTTTGGCAAACTCTTTTCCCTTTTCTTTCAGACCCCGATAAACATCTTTGCCAAACTCCTTCAACTCGCCGGGGCTAACAATTCCTTGATCACTCATGCCTTGTTTTTCGAGTCGAGCGTAAGCGGCATCCTCTTCGGCTTTTAATGCTCGTTCGATTTCCATTTCTGCATCTGAAGCGGACCCTAGAGTTCCTTTTTCAGGTTTCTCCATTTTTTTTTCTTTTTCGGATTTGGAACCTAAAGCACCTTTTTTGCTTTGCTTCCCGGCTTTAATTTTTTTGGCACTCATGCCTATTCCGGTAACAGTATCGTAGTACGCTTTTTTCTCGTCTACTTTTTCTCTTGTGGTTAGTTTTTTTAGTTCTGGCATAATTTTATCCTGCTGTTGGTGGTTTGCCGGGAGCGGCAATTTGATTAACTCCCGAAAATTGATCAGGAAAGATTGCCTCGGTTGCTTGCTGCGCTTGGGCGGCACTAACCCTCCCGCCGCCTCCGCGCCCTCCTGTGGGCATTCCTGCTCCAGCAACAGGCATAATTTGGTCAATTGGTGGCGCGGCCATTCCTGCGGTGATGTGCTGGTACGCCTGCTTAACCATTTGCTTGTATTCTGCGATTTTTGTACGATCCACGCCTTTCATCTCCGCTTGGTTCACATGGGTAATAAAATGCTCTAACGCTTTCGCGAACGGACTTACCATTTCAGGCGGCAACGCACCCGCTGGAGCTTGAGCCAGAACAGGCATTAATTTGGCTACAATGGTGTCGAGGTGAACAATATCATTGTCGCGGGGCGAAACAGGCACTTCCTGCCCTGCAATAATAGCCTGCAATTCAATAATCTGTTGACGAGTAGCTTCAATTGCTACTGCCTCGACTTGATCTTTTGGCAAGATGACTTGATTGGCAATTTCCTGACCAACTTTTTTCGACCAATCCAATTTTATCAACTCATCTTGATTTACAGCGGGATTTCCGGTGTAACGCTGGATCAACAAGTCGAGAATTGCGCCTTCTTGCGAGGCATTGTCAGGGATTAATTCCTGCGCGGGAGAAAATGCCATCAGCATGATATCGCTAGGCGGCAAGTTCCGCTCTAACATATTCAAGCAACAAGAAACGGCATCCTCGTCCAAGTGCGAAGGCAGTTCAAATGGAACCAAAAAGCTAGGCATTTCCATGTCTGACCCTCCAAATGCCTCGATGACTTCTTTTCGCGCCCAAATCGCTTCAGGTTGTTGCATTCGCGAAATATCCAAAAGCATCTTAATTTCAGATGCCGCTTTGATGTGTTCGGGGTGGCAAATGCCTCGTTGCATTCGCGAAACTGCATCCGAATACTGTTTGCTCCAGCGCATCAAGATTCCTTCGCGAATCTGATTTTCGATAGCGGCAACTCGATTAATTTCAGATGCGGTCTTGTCTGCTCCCTGCAATCCCAAAGCGGACGAAGGAAGAAATGTGCCAAGCTGAATTTCGGCAAGCCCAGATATGAATTGATCCAGCTTCAAAAAATCATCGACATCCGCTGGAGCGTTTTGAGGAACTACCTCGTATCCCTCGGCAACATAAGCCACAGGATGCATGACGGTCAGAGGGGCAATTCCCGGCTTTGCAGTTGCTGTCTTTTTCAACAGCAACATCCCTTTTAGGTAGACATTGTCCTGTACCAAATTTCGAGCTTTGTCTACTGCAATGTGCGAGTTGTAAAGGTCGCGCCCCGCACCCCGGCTGGACATAAGACTCCCTGATCCGATCTCCACGGAAAACAAAGACAAACAATCTGACATTCTATTGTAGCGATCCAATTGAGTGCAAATTTCGTTTCCGCTTTTGTCATCAAAAAGGAATCGGCTAATTTTGCCATGTGGTTCTTTTACAAGTAACTCGCCTAACTCGACATATTTTGCGTCATTTTCGTATGCCGCACCGTACGATCCCTCGCGCATCCAGTCTTCGATGCGTCGAGCATCGTCGTCGGAATCCAATGACCTTCCTGCGGGTCGAGCATTGTTTAAAGCTTTTACCAAGTTGTTAATGTGCCACCCAGCAAGTGAACTAGTCTCCGGGTCTTCAAGAATCGGGAGCAGTTCTGATATCTGGTATCTACGCTTGCGCCCCCAAATAGGGGTTGCCTGAACTTCCTGCGGGGTTTCGATGCTGAAAAATGTGTAGTCCTGACGGCAAAATTCTGGTTTCCAATCGCGGGGATCGTCCCAAGTTAATGCCGCAAATCCAAAGGTTGTGTTCTCATGCACAACCTGTGCAACGATATCGTCGTGACCACTCCACGCCCGAATGCATTTTGTTATTTCCTCCCTAAAAATATCAGTTTTGTTTTCGGCATCGACCCCCTGTGCGGGATATTTGGAAAAAGTTAGATAAGTGCTTGATTCGACAACCTGTTTGAATGGCGGCTGAATTCGCGAAACCATCGTGGAAAGAAACCCCGTTGGTCGATTGGACCTCCAGTTTTGTCCCATACTTTCCAGCTTTTTTGCAGAATAAGGAGGTTCGTTGTTAAGTTTTTTCTGAATTAATGCATTCTTCCTGTTCCTTTCGACATTTTGTTGTTTCAAGCGTTTGTAGGCAGAAAAAGCCTGTGAAGTATCTTTGAATGTGCGCTTAATTTCTAGCGTTTCTTCGTTAACAACTTCATCAGTTTTGCTTTCCCCCGGCATGACAACATTAAGCCGGGATTTTGTATTTTTATCCCCCGCTTCAAGCGTTCGGGGTGCTTTAGTTGCAAATGTAGTGATAACTACAGGGTCGATTGGTTCAAGGTAATCTGCCATATTTATACTTTCAGCCAGCAATTTTCAGGGACACTACTTGTCACCTCAAAATGCTCTTTGTCAAAAAAAACCGCCGCACGATTGTCGTGACGCATCACGCTACAACCTTTTAAAGTTTTTGTATTGCGAGTGTCCCGCCCTTGCCTAATGCTAGCGCAAAGCCTCTCTGTTGCGGTAATGCAACTTCCACAACCAGATTTCCATTGCGTGTTTTTCGGGCAAGCCTGACAAGTCAATGCCCTTGCTTCTGCCAACTCATCAGACACAAGTCTAATCGGTTTTTGACTCAATAAAATATTCTTTGCCCAAGTTGTTATGTCTTGAAGCAACTCGCCTGCCCTAGATGTTGGCGTAACACTAATGACAACAGCAGAGTCCGCACCATGACAATATCGTGGATTTCTGCCACAAAGGTAAGAGTTAACATCTCCAATAACATCTCCCGCTGGAAGGTGGTTTTCTGCTCGATAATTCTCTACTGTTTTATACAAAACTTCAAGCGAATATCCCTCTAACTTAACATCTCCCTGATAGTAATGCCACCCCCCCGGCGGAACAACTGAAGCGTTAGGATAAGCCATGATTTTTAATCAGAAAAATCAACATATTCCATGCTTTCAATAGATGGAAGTTTTTTTTCATGGAATTCTTGTTTTTTTAAATCAGTCATGCTGGCAATCGAATCTCCTCGTTGCCGCATCAAAAATACCAGCAAAGAAAGCGAGTCTAGTTGATCCGGGGAATTTTGCCTTGTTCGTTTTGTATAATCTCCCTTGCTTTCCACTCGCACTAGACCCTGACCAACTTGCTTGTATCGCCGGGAAGTCGCCTGCCTGATAAGTTCTTCGGTGCGGAAGGAAGGCGAAATTTTCAGGTATTCAAATTCCAGATACTTTGCTAGTCCGAATATCAATTCGGTGACCACACCGGAATAAAGTTCGTTCGCCCTCTGCGAATCGTCGCCCAATACATGGGTTTCGGTAGCCGCCCATGAATAGTTGACTCCAAGCACATCTTTGCCCCAAAGACTGCAAAGCGCATCGTGGATGCCTGATCCGTTTCCAGTCCTGTCCACGCATACCCACCTCGGCCCAATCCTCATCTGCTTGCAAAAATTTATGATGGCATCTGTCTGCTCCAAGGTTGCCTTCTTGGGGAAATTGATTAGCGAATCCAACTGCAAAACGGTCTTCGGTGACTTGAATTCTCGGAACTTTCCATCGAGCGGCGTATACCCGTCTGAAAGCCCGAAACGCCCATAGGAACACACAACCTGATCTTTGCCTTCCAATGCCAAGTCGAAAGCGCAGAGAGGCACTACAGGTCCAATAAAGCGCACCACTCCCATTGCATTGTCCATCATGGCCGGGGTGATGATTGCCATCGCAATACCTTCTTGCGGGAAAAACCCTCTTGCCATCGTGTAATACTCGGCGGTTTTGCCTCTCGCCTCGTAAGCCATGTAGCCTTCGTAGGTCTGAAAACCGGGGAAAATTATTTTTTTCTCGATGACATTCTCGCATCGAGCGGCATCAAGGCGAAGGATGTGCCAACCCTCTCTGCTTTCCCACTCGAAATCCTCTTCGCAATCGACCCGCAACCATCCACCAACAGGTTCGCATCGCTTGCCAAACTCGCTATTGCGATCCTTGGGATTCGACGCTCCGAAAATTTTAATCCGCCCCTTACTGGACTCGGTGTCGGCGGCGGAAAGGATGTTCTGCAAACCTTCCCAAACGCCCGGAGGAATCTCCTCGGCCTCGTCCAATACAACATGGGTTCTGCTCATCGTTCCCCACTTCGGATGGGCTTTCTGGCGCGGAGAAGGGTGGAACCCGCGAAGCGTTCCCGTCCCGGCATCACCCTTGGGAATCGCCACTAGGTGGATGCCATTTTTGTCATCGTCGTTGACTTGTATCGACTTCACCAAGTCTGATTCACCCTTGTATTCCGGTTTGACCAATGCGGTGCGATAAAAGTTTTTAATCGCCGCAAACACATTTCGTTGAGCGTGTGCCTCGGTCAATGAAACAACCTTAATACAGGTGTACTCTGGGTCACGCATCCAATCGAGGAGAAACCATGCGGCGGCATTGAAAGTCTTGCCCATCGCTCCAGCACCCTGCACCAGCAACTTGTCATGCTCAAACAACCCCCGCCATGTGTCTTGCGCTGACCTTGGTCGCCAGTCGTAAACCCCCGGACCCCACAGCACCGTTGCCGCCGCCTCGAAATGATCCGCCTCCAGCAGGCTTTGCACAAACTGCATGACAATGCTCTTCGCCACCTTCTCATCGATCACCACGCTCGATGAAACACCCCCAGTTGCCACATTCGCGAGAATGTATTTCGCCGCATAGAGCAACCCCATGCGGTCATCGCGATCCGCTTCGGACCTGACTGCCTCGGCAATCGCCAGCACCTTCCTGACCGATTCTACCATTTCCCCTCCGGGCATTCTTCAGTCGCCATCACGGTCTTAATTTCCATGTTGCAACCGCAAACCTTGCACTCTCCTGCCCCGCTATAAGCGGCAACATCAAACTTCGGGCATTCCGCGCAAATGCGTAGCCTTCTAGCGATCTCTCCCTCATCGACACAAGGCATCCCGGCCTTTACAAAGACAAACGCACTCTTCGCAAAACTAGCCGCCTTGGTCAGGATATTCATTGCTTTTTGAGCCACTCGATTGCCTTCTTCGCGTCCTCCGCGCAAACATTTTTTGCATCAACGGCATTATCGGAAACAACCCCATGATCCTGAAGATCGTTCATGGTTTTTACCTCGTCGCTCCAGCTTTCCTCGATGTGTTTTTCAAGGTCGTTCATTTTTTTGTCTCCTCGCAAAGTGGACATTTTTCAAACCTTTTTTTATTCCTTGAATCGAATCCTTCTACTTCAACGATATACCAAGTAAAAAGATACAAAGCAACGCATATAGACACAGCAACAAACACTTTTATTTTTTTTTGCATTTGAGTTTTTTGTTTTCGGCTACCAATTCCTTCAACCTCTTTAATCCTTTTTTAAACTGCTCGTCCCCCGGCGCACCGTTATCAATCCCCAACAACTCTTCCAACTCCCGGCGCATTGCCCACTTCTGCTCTGCCTGAAACTTGTATCGGTCCCGCTCCATTAATAAGCCATGTATTCTTTTTCGATCTTCTTCGTATCTCTCCCGCAATCTTTGATTGTCTTCAATCAATGTTGCCTCTTCATCAAAAGTCATTTCGCGCCCTCTTTTTTTAAATAATTTGCTGGATACTCAATTGGAAGACCTACAAGCTCAAACATTTTTGCTGCTGCAATCTGCGAATTGTAACGCCCTTTTGCACCGTAATAATTCTTGATTGCCCCCCTCGCCTCGTCTCGCTCAACCTCTGCCCTTGCCGCCATTTCCACAGCGTAGTTCCACTTGTTACTCCAGCCCTCAATTTCATGTTTTGCCTCGTCACGCTCGCGTTCTAATCGTCGGCTCGTCATTACTTGCTTGATTGTGTCGCCACCCTGCCAAACCGCATCTGTCTCTGGTGTGTCGCTCATTTTGTTTTCTCCTCGTTCTTCAAAATCTCCTCATAAACATCCCATGCCGCTTCTTCCTGATACCTGCGAAGCGTTGCAAGGAGTCTGGCGATGCCTGCCACCAAGGATTCTTCTTCTTCAAGATAATCCAAACATAGAAGCGAAATCTGCCTCAAAACGGCACTTTCCCTAGCCAACTCGCCAATTTGAGCCTCGGATAAACATTTTTTCTGTTCATCTGTATTTTCCATTTTATTTATTTATTGTTGCTTCAAGTCGAAGAATTCTCCTCTCCAACTCAAATATTTTAGTATTGAGCGAAGCCTCTCGACTCCCACCCATCCCAAGCAGTCTAGCCTGCTCCTCCACTTCTTGCAACGCCTCCCGCAACCTCGTCTCCAACTCCATGCATTTCATCGTGAGTTTGACCGACAACTCGTCACTATCGACCCACCGCCGCACCACCGCATCTGTCTCCGGGGTTCTCCCCGGTCGAATTTTTTTGCTCATCTGTGCTTCGCAGTCTTCGCCGCGATTTTTTTAGGTTGCGCTACAAACTGCTCACCCTTCTTCATCCCTTCACGCTTTGCCCTGCTCGTCGCCGCATACTCTTTTGGCGATAGTGCCTCCCTCGCCGCCTTCGGAAGATACCTCTCTCCAGTAGCGTTTGGACCCTGCGTCGAGGGTTTGCCACTTTTTGTTCCCCAATCTTCCTTTGTCCACTTGGTCAGACTTTTTTGCCCTTCGGTCTTCGCTCCCTTATACCCGCCTCCAGCCGCCTTGTATTCCTTCCCCAGCATCTGCGCTTTCCTAGCACTCCACTCGCCGGGGTCGCCGCCCTTCGATCCTGCCATCAACCGATTCTTGATCCTCTCTCGCAATCCAATTTTTGTATATGCCATGTTATTTTTTCTTCTTGGGTTTTTGTTTCTCCTGCTGAAACCAGTTCGGGAAATGTCCGTAGTCGCGAGGTTCAGTCACATTCTTGTTCGTATGACAAACATCGCACTTGCCATAGTGCCAAGTGCTAACTTCTCGCATCTTCGTTCCATGCTTCTTCCCGCACTCCACGCAAGCCCACTTTGGATAGTCAATCATTTTTTATTTCGAGTAAAATTTTCCATCAACGCAAACGATGGTCCCGGATATGCCGCCAATCGATCATCCTTGTCAATCACCAATCCAAGCCGATTGGCCTCGTCCTCTGACCACACCACCCGCGCAAATTTCAAATTATGCTCTGCAATCAGATGGTCATGTCTCCCACCATAACTTGCCTGCAACTCCAGATTCGGCGGGATGCTTTCCAACCTCGCAATCCAGAACGGCAACGATTTTGTAAACGCCCAAAATCTGACATCTGGTTTTTCTCTGCAAAAATCCAACCATGCGTCAAAATATTCCTGCGAGAAAAAATCCCCAGCAGTATGGATGCGAATCAACTTCGCCTTCTCTGGGAATGCTTCAGTCAAGACTTTTTTTATCTCGTCTTTTTTCTTCCCCCGCACCGCATCGAAATTGCACCACAATCGCTTTCTCACGCTAGGATACCTCTCGGTCATTGCCGCATAGCACCTGAATTTCATCCCCGGCCCATACGATATCTTCCCTGTCTCCCGATCCGCCTTGGCAAGGCACTCAACTGCTCCGGGACAGGTGGTGCCGCTTGGCAATGACCAACTCCACGCACTCGGATCAAAGATGTACCTGTTTGCTTTTGTGAATGCTGGTTTCATTTTTTGTTCTTGACTTCTCTTTGAAAATCTCAACCTCCAAACCCAACGCTTCACATACCTCCAAAAAAGTAATTGGCGTTTCCTTCTCCCCGTTAATCCACGCTAGCGCATCTTCCCGATCCTTCTCCGCTTCCTTCTGCCTGTACGGGTCAACATAAACAGTAGAAATTGTAGCGTCGACAATCGCCCATTCGATCATCTCACACAACATCTCCCTGACCCCCCAATCATCCCCTCGCCTCATTTCACACATATTAATTCAATCCCAAAATAATCTGCGATTTCAATCGTTGAATCATCAAATTCATACCGCTCCCCATACGCAATCTTCCGAATCCCATATCCCGCCGCCAATCTCAAGCACTCATTGCAAGGTAGCGTTGTCACGCACATCACCCCAACCTCTTTGGGCTTGCAATACCTCAACGCATTTGCCTCTGCATGGATCACAAACTTCCGCCTAGCTTCCCGATCCTGCCAATCCTCCCACATCCCCGCTGGGAATCCGTTGTATCCAACCCCCGCCACCGAATTGTCATGCCGCATCACCACCGCACCAACTTTCCTCCACGGGTCTTTGCTCCTCATCGATGCCGCCTTCGCTAACCCCATTCCGTAGTCAAGCCAGTTCATACATCTTCAGGCAAATCGAATTCTAGTATTGCTTTCATAAGTAATATGCCTTCGCCAGCAGGGCATCTTGGTTCAGCCATTCAAGCCACTTCCGCGCCACCATGCCGGGGTCATCGAACCATGCCCGAACCTGATTGCTCTTCCAATGCGAGTCCCAAACGAACAAGCGATCCTTGTACACATACACCGTAACAGCATGGTTCCATTTGCTCGTCTCGATCACCAGCACCTTGCTCTTGATACCAACCTTCTCCAGCCCCGCTTGCATCGCAACCGCTTCTGGTAGGCAAGCATTCTTGTACCTCCCTACCCACGGTGGTACATCAACCGGAACGCTAGCACACCCTGCCAGCACCAGCACCAATGCTAGTAGCGCAACCCTCATGGCATCACCCTCCTCATCGCATCAATCCCATTGCAGTCCGAATACCACCCTTTGCCGACATGGACATCCAGCACATCCGCGAAATACTTGTCGTACATCGCGCCAACCCTATCCAAGCTGAAGTTGCTAGCCCATACTTGGCAATTGATGCTTTTGATCATGCCTTGCTCGACCTGCTTGATTGCCTCAACAAAGTCTCCCATCGTGCGGCATCGATATCCCGTAACCCCGTGAAGATTGTTTTCTGCAAACGAACCCCAATCGGTGGTGATGGTCGGTGTACCAGAGAATAGGTTCTCGATCTGGACCCCACCGAATGGCTCGACATATTGCGAAGGGATGAGGGAACCCTTGGCCTTGCTCATCAACTCACGCCGCTTCTCGATGTCAGCGTAGCCAATGTACTCGACATGGTCTGGAATCTTATATCCCGGCTCAATCTGTCCCGCCACCACTAGCCGCACTCCTGCTCGTTCCGCCGCCTGAAATGCCACATCGCATCCCTTGCCGCTATAGACCCTGCCAAGGTACAGGAAATAGTCTTCCTTCTCATGGTTGCTCCGATAAGTGAAGTCTTCTGGATCGAAGTAATTCGGGATTACCACCTCGTACCAGTCCTGCCTGCAATTGCCTACTGCCTGCATACCGCAATAAGCATGGTAAATCGCATAGCTTTCAAAGACTTTCCACCGCGCCCAATGCCCCCCGGCGTACCCGATCCCCGGTTCAACGCAAATAAGGTCAGGATGGGCATCGCAGATGGGCCTGACTCCCGATCCCCAAAAGGGAAGGATGAAGTCGAACTGCTTCTTGCGCTTGCCAACCTCTCGAATGGCATTTGCGTAGAAGGTACGATAAGCATGATCGTTCACATCAAATTTGAAGAAGGTCTTGCGCCAGTCATGGTCCCCATAGGCAACCTGCCAGTCCTCGTTCTCCAGCACCGGAATGTGTTCGGTACAGATGAGGTCAGAGTCTCGATGACCGTAGTGCAGTACCTCATGCCCCCGGTCAGTCATCATTCGCCCGAATTTGACAACTTTCTGCGTGTAGGCACAGGCATTGAACTCTTTTGAAGTAATCGTATGTGGAAGTCCTAATACATGGAATCTCATAGCTTGATCCAGTCTACTGGGGTTACGGAACAGGTTGCCGCTTTGTCGAGTTCAAAGATTGCGAAGTGGACTCCGGGATGCGCTCCAGCTAATCGTTGCGCCTCCGCTTGAGCGTGAACATAATCTTTGTGGATATGCGTTGGAGGATAGCCGGGGACGATTTCCCATTTGCCGTTGTCCTGATGGATTCTGACAATGATGTACATGGTTAGTTCTCCTGCTTGTCTGCTCGATTGTTTGCTTGTGCGTTGGTGTACTTGCCCTCCGAATAACGCTTCTGAAGTTTTGAACGGTTTAATTCGATCACTTCTTCCATAGGTACAGAGTAGTAGTTCAGTACTCCTTGGATGTAGAATAGAAGGTCACCGCATTCCTCTAGGATGTTCTCCCGGTCATAAGGTTTGCGGTAGATTGCCGCCTTCTTGATGGCATCGAGAAGCTCTCCTGCCTCCCCGGCAACGCCCATTGCCATGTGGACTAGGTGAGCGTCTGTGGGTTTCATGTCTACTAGGATTTGGAATCCCGGCTTGCATAGGTTCTCTACGAAGAGAGAGTATGGTTCTTTGTGTTGTGTTTCTGTGGTTTGCATGAAAAATGATGATTGACTATTTACTAGCTATATTATTGGAAGTTATAGTCTGGGGACAAGGGTTAAGTTGCGTGTTTGCATGGGATTGCTTTGAAATCCCAGATGATGCTATTTTGGATGAATTCTCTGCTGTACGCATATTAATGTTATTTGCTGAATCTATCAGGGAGTACATTGGACTCTTCCAATTCAATCTGCTGTGCTGACCGGGATGGTAGCTGGAAAGCGAGAGTGATTGGTTGTGCGGTATCGATTTCGATCTTGTCACCGTACTTTTTAGGAGCCATCTTGCTTGCTGCCCACTTTAGAGCATCGACTCGCAAGCGTCCTATGCCAGCGTCATGGGAGGAGAAGGATTCGTCTACGATAAGTTCGGCATAGTAGTCTGCTTGCTCTGCTCTGGCTTTTTTGTATTGGAGTTGAAAATCCTGTTGAGCGTCAAGCCAAGCGTAGATTGTTCTGCGTTCAGGGAGGTGAGGGGAAGAGGCAATGATGGAGCGTAGGGTTTCGCCGTGAGAGAGTCGATTGCAAATTTCGTCTGCTAATTCTTGAGAGAATTTGGAAGGTCTACCCCTGACATTTTTTTCAGGTATTGGAGTACTGGTATTTTGTTGAAGGGATGGGTCTAAATTTTCTTCAGAATTTTTTTGCGAATTGTCTTGACTCATTTTTGAGGAGGTGTGTATAATTAGCTCACTTCGTTCGCGGAGCTAGTGTTTATCGGGTTGTGCGGGTGGTTGTGGGTCTGGTGAGGATGGGATGGAATAGAAGAGATGGACGATGGTTTTTTCGTCTTTGAGGTGGCGGCACTTTTGTTGGGAGTATCTGGCGTCGATGGATTCTGGGTCGTCATCAGAAATGAGTCCAGCTTCGCGGAGTTGATCGGTGAGAGGTTTGGTTCCGCCGACAAAATTGTCAAAATCTTGGAGTTTTGTTGCAACTCTTTCAATGCGGAGGCCAACGCGAATCTTGCCTTTTTTTTGTGCTTGTGAAGGTTTGACCAATGGCTGGATAGGATTGTGTTGAGGGATGGGGTCAGGTAGTTTTTGAGGTGGAGGGTCAGGGTAATAGTTCCCGTCTGGGTGGAGGTGGTAGCCGAGTTTTCGGAGTTGTTCATGTGTCCATGACATTTTGTTGAAAAGGGGTGACCCGCTTTTATGCGGTTACGGGTCTGGCGTAATGATGACTAGCGAACTACAATCGCCGCCGCAATACCATAGGGTTGGGTTGATCAGAACGGTATCTCGTCTTCTTCACCTGTTGCGAGTTCTGGTTTCGAGGTGGTAGTGCCTCGACTTGGGAGTGATTTCGCAATGGAGTTGGAGATGGCAAGAGCATCGTCAGCGGAGCGTTTGGGACCACCAACGGCATTGAGGTATCGGGCCTTGATTGTGGTCTTGCCGTTGTATTCTTCCTCCTCTGCGACGATCACGCACTTCATGCCAGCAAATGGAATCTTTGTCCAAGTCCATTTGTCACCGAAAACATCAGAAAGGATTTTCTCTGTGGTTTCGTAGGCTTTGCTGGTCAGGTAGCCGATCCAAGCGATGCGCTTGCCTTCATGGATTCCGGGTTCGATGACCTTGCAGGGAATCTTGATGTATTTGGAACCTTTGGAGGATTCGTCAAACCACCCGTATTCAGGTGCGATGACTTCGCATTCAAATGTTCCAGCTACATCCAGCTTGCGGATAGGAGTTGTAGCCATGGTCAGGATTGAGCGAGGTTGGCGTTATCCTGCGTTTCAACCGCTGGGGCAGGGGTTGGTGCTTCAGCCGGGGTTTCGGCGGTTGCAGAGGTTTTGAGGGACTCCAGTTCGGCAGCAATCTCCTTGGAGATGTCGAGGAGAACTGCGCCTGCTTTGTCTGCCCACTTGACTGCGAGGTCATGCGGGAGTTCGATGGTCATGCCGATCCCGTGAGGGAGGGTGCGGCGTTTTGCGGTGACTGCTGAAAGTTTCAGCTTCGTCAGTTTGGTGTGTTTAGCCATATTGGTATTTATTTATATGTTTCGGAGTATCGCGAACGCCAGACATTTCTGCCAAGGCGTTGCGAAAATGATCGGGCAAGGTTGAAAACCTATGCCGGGGACAAGCATTCCACCATTGAGAATACCTGTCAATATATTTGCGTATTCGATTTCCTCATCACCTCGCAGATCGTCGTAAAAATACTGACAAAGATTGAGATCGTGGAGGAAATCAGGTTGGGAAATTTCGTTGTGATCCTTGTCGCGCCAGCACTCATTTGCCTCGTTATATTCCCATTCAAGTTGGGTGGCGAATTCAGAATTCAACAAGGCACAGAATGCTTGATATTGATCGAAATGCTCATCACTCAATTCAACAGGGTCGATGTCTTCCCAAAATGCCAATTGTTCGATATGCTCACTCATTCGATGCAACGATAGATGTCTTCCTGAAGTTTCAATTTTGGAATTTCAGATGTTGGCAAATTGTAAGATGCATCGTGAAATCTGACACGATTGGAAGGCTGAATGGTGAGTCGATTGTTGTCGAGTTTAATCCAGAAAAATGTTTTGTCTTGCTCCGGGGTCATTGAGTAGGAATCACCAATGAAACTGGTCTGGAAAAGATATGTCCCAGAATAAGCCTGCTTATGTATCCAAGCTATCATCCGAGAGTCGGCAAGGTGGTCACAGAGTAAATGCTCGTATTGATTGCCATAGCAGTTCCACATCTGTGCTTCACGAAGTGTCCAAGCGTCTGGATTTCTCCATTCAAATGAAATGGCATGAGGTGGAAGATTGCGATACATCATGCCGCCTTGGCGGAAGATGACATTCAGTCCCCAAGCACGATCCGGGATTGCCACGGTCTGGACCCATTCAGCCTCTTGAAAGCCGATTGGTTCCTCATGGGTGAATCTGGTATCGACCAGCACATATTGCAGGAGAGGAATTGAGGAAGTTTTGTTGTTCACAGGTAGTGCTTGATGATGACTTTTGATTGGAAGGTTTTGCCCTTGTGATTGAAGGTCACGATGTCCTGACCGTGGATGTCCTCTTCAATGTTAAGAAACTCCACAGAGTCGAGAGGAATCCATTCGGCGTTGCCAATGTAAACCATCGAAATTCTCTCTGGTTCATATGTGTCAATTTTAAGGGAATTCATGTGTTGAATTTGATGATTTGAGAGAAGTCAGCAATGCGTCGAAGGATCGGTTGGCGACGATCATCTGACAGCATTTTTTTGAGTTGTTCACTCGAAGCATTTGTTGTGATTATTGTCGGTTTGAGATTGGTGGTGCGATGCTCTAAAACATCGTACAATTCAGTCTCTCCCCGGTCTGTCATCTTCTGCTTCCCAAGATCATCGAGAAGCAAGATGGAAGTGCGGCGGCAACGCTCCATTGCCTCGATTGCTTCGCCTTTGTCTTGAGCATTAGAGTGCCATTGGTCAGCGGCATATTTTGCGAATTGAGTCGAGGTCAGTCCGTAGACTGATTTGCCTGCATAGGTCATGCGTTTGAGGATATGCCATGCGGCACGGGTTTTTCCGGTTCCCGGTGGTCCTTCCAGCAGAACTCCAGTCGGATTGAATTGCCAGTTTTTGGCAATCTCCGCAAAAGCCCCGTAGATTCGTTCTAGATCGGTTTCGCGATAGAGAGGTGGGCAAATATCATTGAACGCATTTTTAAACCGTTCAACTCGCTCAATCTCGTTCTTCCTAGCTTGCTCTTGAGTCCATTTTTCCTCACAGGCAGGACAAAGCACCCGGAGATCGGAATTTTTGAAGTAGGGAGTGACAGGCATTTCGATCACCTCAAAGCAATCGTTCCCGGCACAAGGGTGAAGTTCAGTTTCCATTTGATTACCAAGAGAAGTCATAAGGTTCTTTTTCGGTGGGTTCGGATTTCACAGGTTCAGCCGGGAGTTCTGGTTGAATGCGGTTAAGCCAAGCAACAACGAAGCGACGAGTTTTCCTGCGCCCCGGATTGGTTGCGATCCATGCGTCCATTTTCAGGAGTTCGGATTCGACATCGGTGTCAGGATAATGCCGGGATAATTCGGACAAGAAGATTTCATCGCATTCTTTGGATTTGGTTTTTGGTTTCACTTCGACAACTTCAGCCACAATCTCAACAGGAGTTGCCGTCGATTCATCGACGGTAGCAGTTTCTTTAGAAACTGCTTGTTGTTCTTCGATAGAAGAACAACTATCTATAAACATAGACTGTAAACATAATGTTGCCTTTTGGTTGATACCATTTTCCAACGAACCTTGCAAGGGTGGTTGAGCGGATTTTTCAGAATCTTGCTGTTTTTTGCGCTTTTCAGCACTTTTCTTTCCACCCTCACTCGATTTGGTTTTCCATGCTAGTTGCTTCTGCTTTTCTGCCTGCAACCTCTCATGTACCAACACAGCACCACAGGGGGAACCAGTTTCCAAGGGTGGTTGAAACATGGTTAGCACCTTGCTTGCAAGCACAGGTGAAGCACCCTTGCCGATTAATCGTGCGGCAGCATCAGGATCAGCAGGTATCGACCCGTGTTGCCAGCAGTAGGAGAGCAGACGAATGTATGCCCCCTCCTCCTCCAGCGTCATCAGGGACACTCTCTGGCTACCTAGCCAGTCGGCGGGGTAGAATTGAAATGCGGGTGATTTAAATTTCATTTATTAATTCTGTTATTTTAAAACGAGGATGACGCAATCCTCTAATTACTTTGCTTTCAATTTGCCTAACTCTTTCTCTGCCTCTTCCAATTTGTTTTGAGATAGATGAAAGCGATTCAGGATTATTTCCACAAAAACCAAATCTTTTTATTATTACAAACTGTTCTTGTGGCGAAAATTGATTAATACATTTAAATAAATATTCATTTATTAATTTAACATTTGCATTTTCATCAGGAGAAACAATTGATTCATCTTTAATTTCCAATATTTCATTTATATCAAAATCAAATTCTTCAAAACATATCTTGGGATTTATAATTTTATTAATCATTTCAATCATCTGCTATGCTTTTTTTAGTCTGGAAAATTCCTTTTAAGTCTGATTCTTGGCTCATAATCAGTCGAGCGTAGCAAGCCCGAAAATCGTTCGATAACTTGTAATCGTCCTCTGATTCGGTTGTCATGTAGTAGTTCCACCGGAGTACTTCGTACAACATTCCGATCCCGATCTTTGATTCTCTACGCTCCCGAAAGCGTCTGGCTAAATTCACAAGCGCATCGTAAACATGGGGGTTGGCGGCATGGAATCGCTTAAAGCGTTCTGGGATGCTGTCCCCTTTGATTTCAACAAGTGGTTCAAGACTTAATTCTAACTGATTCATATTTATTTATTTTATTTTTTAATATTTTTACCAAGGAATCGAGTGCTTCTTCCCGATTCCATCTCAATCCTCCGGGGATCACATCATGCCAAGTGCCATCGATCTCGACTTCGTAGTCCCACCGTTCGCAATCGTCTTGATGCGCCGGGACGCAACGAAGAGGGAATCCCATAAATTCATTATGTTTTTCTTTCATGTTTTTCCATTTGTTGAATTTCAAATTCAAGCATCTTAACTAATTTTTTAACATTTTTAAGATGTTTCTTTGCCGCAGTAATTGACGCAAATTCTGGGCATTTTTGTTGCTCTATAAAGTTAGACCACGATAATAATTTATCATGTTCAAAGTCTTCAGTAAGAGACACATAAAATCCATTTCCTTTTGAGTCAAGGGTGACAAATGGTTCAGCCCAATTCGGACCATGATTTGCAAGCCAAATTTCTAGGTCAGTTTGTATTATTTGTGCCAATTCTTGTTTTATTTTTACTGGATAAGGATATTGACTCATTTCTTTTTCTCCTCGATCAATTTTGTGGTTTCGGGTTTGCGAATGGCATCTTCGGCGGAAGGATAATATTCGCGAGCATTTGCCCATTTCCTGAAATCTTCTGCACCGATATTACCGTAGAGTTCAGCTACTTCTTTGTAAGTTGCTCCACTAGCTTGTGCCGCTTCAGCCACATGATCTGGAGTGTATTCTTCCGCACCTTTTACTTTGCAAAGCCTCCAACCGGGTACTTCCTCGCCTCGCTCCAGTCGGGCTTTCGCTTCTTTTTTAGCCCAATCCCAAAGTTGACTTTTGAAGATGTTGCAAGCCTTGAGAAACTTCCCAAGGTTGACTGGATCGGCAAGTTGTTCCCGCAGGGTATCAATTGATACCTCATTGTTGACCACCCGTAGCGTCTGCTCTGTTGGTTTGACAACTTGTGGGCAAGTAGATTTTTTAGCGCACCATGAACAATATTGGCAACTCGATGGAGTCTTATTTGGATCGTTGTATGCTTTAATAATCGATTCAACTAACCCTGTAGCCGAATCCATCGTGAACTTGTGTTCTACAACACGATTCTGATCAACGAATAGAAGGTAGCAAGTCCACTCTGGCTCAAAAAACCGAGTCATGTTGCCAAGAGCATATGCCCCCATTTGGGCCTCATAATCGTATATCTGTCCTGACTTTACATCGAACGAAACGCGAATATTTCGGGCGCGAATATCTTCTGTTCCCACATGATCCATGCCGGGGGTTTTGACCCAGAGTTCGGATTCACGGGTTTCGAGTTCGGTTCCTTCAGGAACCAAGCTCTTAACCATCTCGACGCCTCGCTTTGCCGCCTCCTGATCCTCGATTGATAGTTCTGCCATGCAATCCTCGCCTTGAAGAGTTCGGCGGATCACAGAGTCGATCTTTGTCCCCCTGCTTGCCGCCGGGGAGGTTCCCCCGGCGGATTCAAAGCATGGGCATTTTTGCAACTTCGGTAATGCTGAATGCCTGATCATATTATTCTTTTGTAGCGGTTGCGGCTTTCACGAATCCTTCAGGATTGGCGATGATCCGCTGACGGTATGCATTGTCAGGAAGGTCGCGCCATGTCTGCCCTGCATCGATCTGACCTTTGGTTGCGAGGAATGCGTTCACGGCAACCTCCTCCGCTCCGAGCGATGCCTCCATAGGTTCAACCCAGCTTTTATCTTCCGCAGGTTCTGGAGTTGTATCGACAACTTCCGCCTCAATCACGGGAGCAACCTCCTTGGCTTTCTTTACGAGTTTCGGCTTATCCTCAATTACAGGTGTGGCAGAAACTGCAACAGGTCCGAAATCTTGGACTTCTTCAGGAGTGTAAAACCCTTGAAGAACGGCAGGGTACACCCCGCGAACGGCATCGCTGACCACTCTGGCGCGAAGCATCTGCCGGGGGTATTTTTTCCAGTTGTCTTTGCCGCCGAGTCCTGCGGCTTTAGCCCTCTCCATGTCCCACTCGACATAGAGTGAGCCACCAGCAGGGTGAGAGAATGTGCCTGACACTTTCGTATCTGTATAGTCTTTCCACTCGACCTTGCCTCCTGCGCTCTGGAATCGAGCAAGGATAGCGTCTGCTTTGAGTGCTGGTCTGCCTTGAATGATGTGGTATTCGCTGGCAACTGTGCCGGGATGCCGCCCCTCTGCTTGAGCGACGATCATTAATGCTACTGCCTCCTCCTGACGCTTCATTCCGAAAAGCCCGGATTTGACGATATGGCTTGCCATTGCCTCCAGTTCGATGATTGGCAAGGGTGCTTGTGTGGTAGTTACAATTTGATTCATGTATTTATTTTTTGTTTTGTGGTTTTGGTGGATACACGGTGGACCGAATCTTCGGAACCGTATTTTTGTTATTGATGCGGCAAAGCCGCAGATATGCCTCCGGTGGAAGGCAAGTTGGATGGGTTTTTTCTATAGCCATGTTTATTTATTTTTCTGCTGTTGTTCCCGGACATAGGCCCGGAAAAGTTGAAGAATGTGATTTTGCCCTGCTTTGAAGCTAATGATGCAACAGGCAAAAACAAACGCCCCGGCAAACAACGCTTCGATCATTTCTTGCCTCCGCTAATTGTCAGGGTCAGGAATGCGATTGCCGCAAGTGGAGCAAGCAACCAGAATGCTTCCCAGCAATGCTGGAGGGTGGTGAGTAGGGGTACTTCGTTCATGGGATTTGAGGTGTATCCAGTCTGGTTAGGTTTGTCAAGCAGAGGTCCAAATTAACCCAAGCAATTTGGGTGGTCAATGGTTTTTTTTAAGATTTGTGTCATAGCGCGAAGCTAGTGTTTATGCGGCTCCACGGGCAACCACTCATTTTTTGCCAACCCTTGCGCCAATGCCCATCTTGTCAAATCAGCAGTATTGCGAAGTCCAAATTTTTTGTGGAGATGGTCCCGGTGCTTCTCGACTGTCTTAATGCTGATGCCAAGCAAATCGGCGGTTTGCTGGTTGGTCAACCCGGATGCGAGATGCCCCGCCACTTCGCGTTCCCGCTTTGTGGCTGGACGGGTTTGATTGGTTTTCAAAAGTGCCTGTAAAATATTTTTCATTTTTAAATTTGGTTTGGGGCGAGGGATTGAACCTCGCCCCGATTGCGATTAGTTGAGCAAGTATTGTTCGGTGAGGTTCCAGAGTTGCTTGTTTACTTTCAGGTCTGCGGCTGGAGCAGTCAGGCGGCGGATTCCAGAACCGGAGCGTCCTTTGGTCAGATTCTCTTGAACACGATTGAATGTTTGCCAGAGGTTCGTGCCGCCATCTGCGTAGCGACGAGCGCGATTCAAGTAGAACAGACGAGTGTCCCATTCCCGGCGATCTGCGAAGTCAGCATCGACCTCTGGTTGATCGTATCGGAGCGACAATGCATCGACCAGATACTGCTTTTGCGCGGCAGGCGTGAGTTCCTTGTTTTTGAACAGGCTCACACGCTCGACCAGTTGAGGCACATTGGAGCGAAGGTCATTCGCCGCCGAGATGAAGTCGCTCACCGAGGTATTGCGGTGATAGACTTTCAAGGTCTGGAAAATGTCACCTGTGACAAGTCCGTTGAGGCAGGCAAACACTCGCAGACCGAGCGAGAGTTGCGCCGAGGAGGTTCCATCATGGCTGTTGATCAAAACAAATTCTGGAGCAACCTCGCCGCCGATATTGGCGATATCAGAATGCTGGAATTTGATGATGTGCTTTTGGAATCCACGATTCTCATCCTTGCGGACTTTGCCGTACTGGATTTGACGAGGAGTGTATCCAGACTCTCCGAGAGCATCGACGATCTCTTGGGTGGAGATGAATCCGTAGCGGTGGCTACGAGTCGGTGCGGCGTGAGTTGCCGTGATGGGGTTTGTGTTTACGAGTTCAGTTTCGAGTGTTGGGACGATGATGTTCATTTGGTTTGGTTTGGTTTGGTTGTGGGGCGAGGGGATAGAACCCTCGCCAATTAAAAATTAAAAAGAATAATCGTAGTAATGATTACGCTTGCCGATTGCGAGACGCTGGCCGCGAATTGATTCGCCTTGTCGAACCCATGCGCCATTTTTGCGAAGCGTGAAGAAGCTGGGTGATCCGGTTCCGCGCTCAAAGGTGTATTCCTGCGAATCACTCATTCCGTTTTTGTCAATGCGTGTCGCGATGTCCTCAACGATGCCGACTCGTTTGCCGCTTTTGCTCACTTCGGTGATTGTGCAAGCTCTGCGGTCAGTCCATCCAAGAATGGTTGCCCCCATTCCAACTTCCGGAGCGGCCATGCGGCAGCCGCTGACGATGTGGTTGATGAGTGATCCGGTTTGTGTTCCTGCTTTAAGTGGTGCTGCTGTTGTCATTTTTTTTATTTGGTTTTTGTTTTTTTGTTCGTCGGCGGGTTGCCTTCGATGGAGATGACAATATCGAACCTGCTTGGGTTATCAAGAATTATTTTTAAATATTTTTTTGTCATACTTCAAAAAACTATTGACACTCGCAGAAGCCGATAAAATCAGGCTTCGCAGGCTACCGCAGTCTTGCGAGGTCTTCCACCTTTCAATCCGTTGATTGCCGCCGCCAATCTTTTTTTGTCGGTCGATGCACTTCCTCCACGCTTTCCAATCTCTGAAAGAAAGCGTCGAACGGAAGACGGGAGAGGATCATTTTTGGTTTTCATTTGCCTTTGATTTTTTGTGTGCGGACCAGTCGATAGCCGCGAAGTTTTCCTGATACTTTTTTGATGCCGTGTTGGTCCGGGGTTTGTCACCCTTGCCATTCCGGGACCATTCAGAATCCTTTACCGTGTTCACGATTTCGGTTCCTGCTCTTGCTCATCAAACCTGACAACATTGTCAGGGTTTTCTTGTGCTTCTTGCGTTGGAGTTGCCACAACTCCACGAAGGTGCAGTTGCTCTAAAAGCGCACTCGCAACCATAAGGCGGAAGCTGAAGAGTTTTGCATTGTGCATGAGATCATGGAACACATCGTCCTTGGTGATCTTCTCGAAATCGATCCCGGCGAGGATCGACTGGATGGAGTTCTGCACCTCTTGCTCCGGGGTTCCCGGCATTTCAGGTGCTTCGTTGTTGGTATTGTTATTATCGTTATTCATGTATTTGGTTTTC